CGGATCGATGGCGTCGAACGAGTTGCCGCACTTGCCGCAGTAGCCGAGCTCCTGCAGGCCGTTGTGATTAGCCGTGCCTTGGAGTTGCACGAACTTGGCGGTCTTGCAGAGCGGGCATTTGGGGGTGGTTTGGTTTGGCATGGTCGTCACCCTTAGAAAATGCGGTCGATGACTTCCATCAGGTACGCCGAGTCGACCTTGTTCGCGTCGTGCTGCCGCAACATGGCGATCAGTTGCACGAAGTAAGCGGTGTCGACGCCGATTAGCTGATCTTCGAGGACGTTGATGTCGTCCAAGTCCAGCGCGTTAATGCCGTGCGCAATCTTGAGCATCTGCCCGGCCGTGATGTTCCAGCCGCGTTTCAGGAACTTGCGGATCCGGACCATCGCACAGATCGGATAGAGCGAGCCGCCGAGATAGCGAAGATCCTTAGCGAGGATGGCTTCGAGCGCCGCCGGCGGGAGCTTCAATTCCCGCGTCTTCGAGTCCCAATAGCAGGTGCAATGTACGAAGTCGTAATTCGTGTGAATCTGATCGGGCTCACCGAAGAACCGGAAGATGACTTGCACCTTGTGCGATAGCGTGATGCAGTTGGCCGTGAGGAAGATCGGCCGATACTTCTCGCCTTCGTCTTTGACGTCCTCTTTCGCCGCGTCCTTCACGTCAGCCGGATCGGCGTGCGATTCCTCTTCGCGCATCACATCGTCGAGGTAAGCGTTCTGCGCTTCGTCGCCGGGCACGCCTTCGAAATACTGGTACTCACTGCTGCCGCTTTCGCCGGTGACGCCCGCCGACTTGATATGGATCTTCACGCGATCGTCTTCGGAGTCGTCGACCCAGATGCCGACGCACTTGTCTTTGTGCTTGAAACGGGCCGGCGGATTCTTCTTGAACTTCTCGACGTAATACTTCGCCAGTTCAACGGCGCATTCACGCGTCCGTAGGTAAAGGTCGAAGTCATTGACCTTGTCGCCGAGCAGCATCGACACGATGCAACCGCCGGTAACGATGACGTTGTCTTTGACTTGCTCGCGCAGCTTCTCATCGGTGATCGATGCGAGCCATTCGTTTACCTTCTTGGCGATTGCAAGGCGGATCCATTTCGCTTTCATGTCGTGCTCTCCGTGCTGAAGTAAAAAACCAGTGGGCCTACGGGAGTCGAACCCGCGATCGACAATGCGAATGACCATCGGCCCTGCCACGATTCACCACCAAGGGTCGGTTCGTGGTCGAACCACCGGCAGCGGAATACCCCCGAGCACCGCATGCCGTAATTAAGGAGTCGTGAAACTCCGTACTGTCGGGTCAGCAGCCAGACCACGGCTTGCGCCGTGCTGTACCGTTAAGCCGCAGCCGAAGGGCTGACGACTTCTTGTCGCAACTCGCCGTCGGCGACTTCGCCGGTGACGATCCAGACTTTCGCTTCGCGTGCGCACTTGGCGACGGCGAGCTTGTTGGCCGGACTGAGATCCTGCCAAGCGCGTTGCGTGAGACAGATGATGCCGCCTTCGCCCACGGCGTTGACGGCATACGGAATCGCGACGGCGTAACGCTGGCCGTCTGAGCATTCATCGAACGGCACGCCTTCGCCGCGTTCGTTGTCGACGACGAACGTATCCGATTCGATCCGCAACGCGCCGGCGGGAATCTGTTCGGTCAACACGTCGTCGACCTTCTTCGCCATTTCGCGCAGCGTCTCGGCTTCCTTCGCCTTGCGTTCCTTCTGAGCGGCGAACTCGCCGGCTTTTTCGAGAGCTTCGGCCGCGGCGCGGACCTTCACGCCCATTTCTTGCGCGGCCTTGGCATCGGCTTCGGCCTTGGCGGCAGCGACGAGCTCTTCGTTGGTCGGGTTCGGCAGCTTCTCGACGGCGGCGATTTGCTTCTTCCATTCCGCAGCGGCTTCGTGCGCGGAGTTGGCGGACTCGAGCGCTTGCTGACGCGCTTCGGCCGTATCGCGGAAGGCTTGCTCGCTGGCCTTCGCCTTTTCGAGATCCACCTGCAGGGCCTTGATCTTGCTGTCGATTTGCTCGATCAGCGTCTTGGCCTTCTCGACGGCGTCGACCGCCTCGAGGAACGACTTGCGAGCAGCTTCGACGTCGGGCGCCGTCTTCGTGAATTCGTCCAGCTTGGCCGATGCGACGTTCGCCGTGGACTTGGCCTGTTCGTACGTCGTGGCCTGGGCCTTGAGCGTGGCGTGCTTGTTCGACGCTTCGATCAACGCGGCCTGCAGGGCTTCGGCGTCCGACGGCAGATTGATGTCGACGCCTTGCGACGCCTCCATCTTCGACTGTTCGTGCTGGGCGGCGTGATCTCGGGCCGACTCGGCTTGGCGTGCCGCTTCGTCGATGCCCTTCTTCACGGCGGCGGCGAGCTCGACGAGATCCTTCGTCTTGAGCTTTTCCGGCGGCACCATGGCCTCGAGCTTTTCTTGCCCGCCGACCAGCTTGTAGAAGATCTCGGCGTTGGCTTCGACGCCGGCCAAACCAATCAGGGCCTTCAGGCGGCGGGCGTGCCGCGGCTTCTCGCCGACGTCGCGGGGGTTGACCAAGTCTTCAAGATCAAAACGGCTGACGTCCAGCGCGGCGACTTCAACTTCGCCGCTGCGGCGGGTGGTTTTGCCGACGGAGACTTCGCCGCCGAGCCCTTCGACTTTACCTTTCTTGGCGCGATCGCGCACGCTCAGCGAACCCTTGCCGCTGATGAGCGCGTTGATGACGTCGATCGTCGTCGTCTTGCCGGCTCCGTTGGTACCCTTCAGGACGATCGCACCGCCCGGCATATCGTCGGGAATGTGCAGCGTAAAGGACTTGATGCAACTCACGTTCTCAATCACTACGTCGGACATGACTCGAATCCTTTCAGAACTTGGGCTATCGGGCTAAATGAAAATCTACAGATGGTCAGCGCAGCGCGCGGGATTAGTTATCGACGAGATTCTTTTGCTCGCCGGGCTTGGTCTTCTTCCCCGCTTCGTCGGCGGCCTTTTGAATGCGGGCCGTCGCCATTTCGTACAGGTTCGTGACGATCGCACGCTGATCGTCGGTCAGCGTCGACTCCGGTCCGCACATACGGTCATATATGGACTTGGCGGAAGTCTTCGACTTGCACAGGTCGAACTCTTTGCCGATGGCCGCTTTGTCGAATTGAACATCGTTGTTCGTGCCGGCCGATCCGGAAGCGGCCGCGTTGTTGCCGGCGGTGCCTTGGCCTTCACCTTGCTTGCCGGCATCGCCTTGGGTGTCGGTCTTGCCTTTGCCGAACTTGGATCCGACAGACGAATCGCCGACGTTGCCGGCTTCTTGCGTCTTCGGGCGGAAGGTTTGGTCGACGTCCGTCTCGCCTTCCTTGATGGCTTGATACACGCCGATCAGCAGCCCGATATGATCGAGGGAAATATCGGCTTCACCCGGCACGCCGAGATACGCGTAGACTTCATCTGCCGACACGCCCATCTTGCCGAACGCGGCCAGCATGTCGCCGCGACGTTTGGCCAAACTCTTCGAGTCGCCGATGGCCGTCTGCCGGGCCTTTTGAAAGATCTCGTTCCAGAACGCTTTCGGCACGCCCTTAAACACGGCGTTGCGTAGCGCGATCGAGCAAGCGGCATTGGCGGTGACGCCGATCATGTCGTCGGAGAACTTGCCGTACTTACCGCTGATGCGGCGTTTAACTTCGTACGTGATCGCGACGTTGCGTTGCAGATCGATGAACGCTCCTTGAGCCGTGACGAATCGATCGTCTTCGGCGATGACGCGAGCACCGGCCCGGCAGTTACCCCACGCAGATGCAACGATCTCGGCCATGCGGGCGCTTGGCCCCTCGATTACTTTGACCGAGCCGTCTTTGTCTTTGCGCTTCAGCGAATACATGCACTCCATCGCAACCTGTTCGCTAAGCGTCGCCATTTCGGTAGCTTCGCGGACGAACTCTTTGATGGAACGCGGGAACTTCTTGGCGGTCACAATCTGCTGATTGATCTCGCTCGAGTTGATGGCCATCAGCGCAGCGCCGCTATCAACTTCGCGCTCGAGATATTCGCCTTCGAGTGGTTCGGACATGACTAAGCTCTCCAAGATTTCCAGAAACGTAGGTAAGCGGGTGGGGGAACGGTCTTGATGCGGCCGTGCTCCTTCGGAAGCCACAAGCCGGTTCGTCGGCACTCGGCGTACGTCGCCAAGGCTTCATCGTTTTGCTGCGCACCGATCTCGAGAAACTCTTCACTGAGCTCGAAAGTCTGCACGCGATACGTCGGCGCTTTCTTCGACGAGAACACGAAAATGAAGTGCGGGCGGATCCCGTAGAACTCTTCGACCGCTTCGCTATAGAGCGCGGCCTGCCGGTGATAACCCCACTTGGCCGACTCGTTGGAACAGTCCTGCAGCGTCGCGGCGGTCCGCGTGCTCTTCAGGTCGACGACGACTTCCGCGCCAATGTGGATGAAGTCGAAGCGGGCACGGACGTCGACGCCGTGCTTGTCGTTGTGCCAGACGATCGTCTCTTGCTTCGTGCCTTCGGCCTCGAATAGTTCGCGGGCGGCGTCGTGGCGCAGGATCTCTTGCACTTGCCGCACGATGTCGTCGTCGGCTTTGAGCAGCATCTTGCCCTTGTTCGCGGCTTCGAACTTCTTCCACTTCGCACCGCTGCGGGCGCCGCGGGCGTCGAGCACGTCTTCCGGAATGACGACGAGGTTGCTGCCGAGCGGACCGTCGCCGCCGAGCAATGCGTCTTCAAGCGATTGGCCCTCTTCGAACCACGGCTTTGACTCGCGTTCGTTTCCCGCGAGACGTTCGTGATAGAACTCGGCCGGATCGTCGAGCACCAAGTCGAGCCCGCTATGGGACACGGCCGTCTTGTCGGCGTGGTACGTCTTGAGATCGCATTGCCAGCGGCGGGCGTTACTCATGGATGCCGGGCTCCGTCCCGTGGCTATCTGTAGATGGTCGCTTCTGCCGAGCCTCTTCCTCGATCGCGACGGCGACCTCTTCCCGATGAACGGCGACCTCCTTGGGGGCGTCAATGCCAAGCCTGCACTTATCGCCTCTGATCTCGACGACTGTGATGTAGATGTCGTCGCCGATACGAATCCGTTCGTTCTTCTTGCGAGATAAAACGAGCATTCCCGAACTCCTTTGTCCTGCACAGCCGAGCCCGGGAGTGGACGTCCCGGGCCCGGCCGATGCGGTTCCCAACCGCTCCGTTCCGACCGCACCATGCGGCCGGTCCATCGTGACTAACGCTATGCCACCGAATCATCGGCGAACATTTCCTTCAAGCCTCGACCATCAAACTCTGCGGGCCAATTCGGCGGCGCTAAGTAGTGACGATGGTCGCCCATCTCTGGATGGTCAAATATGTATGGTGCAGGCGGATTCTCGCCGAAGTAATCAACGTGCATGACATGATGCACGTGCGAAAGAAACAGCTTAACCGCCCAGCGTCGCGCTCGATCGTGAACGTGCGCTGGAGCGATACGACCTTCCTGCCAATGGCCGAAACGCTGTGTCTCCTTCATCTTCGGCTTTGATTCCATTTCAGCACGGGCGACGTCAGCAAACGCGCCGGCGGCATTCTTCTCGGCTATGCTAGCCTTGCGAAGCGCAAACAGCTTTCCGTAAACGGAATCCTTGTGGTTTTGTGTTTTCACAAAGCACTCGCCGGCCTTGTAGACGCAAATGCTTTTTAGCTGCGCGTTGTAAGGACGCTTTTGCCCCTTCTCCCACTTGCATGTCGGATCAAGGCCAGCGAAACGCCAAAAATGCCCGACCGTTCTGGCCCTGCGAATATCAAAGTTAGTCAGGACTGCGGCCGATAGAACCGGGCCGATTCCAACAATAGATTGCAACCACTGGCCAACGGCATAACCACGGGCATATTCGCCGAGCGCCGATCGAATCGATGTCTCAAACCGGTTCATTGAGCCGAATACCCATTCGATCAACTTGTGAGGCTCTTTCGATTCGGCGGACGTTCGTAATTGCGAGGCCGATCGGATGCGCTCGTCTTGAATCGTGTAGTAAAAATCGACCAGCCAGCGGGCATCGCGGCGGGTAAGGCCGCGAGCCGCTTGCTTTAGGTCTTTTGCAAGGCGGAACAGTGATTCACCAAGGTCAATTTCGGGTTCTAATAGATTCATAATTCGCTCGTTTCTTTCAGACTCTCCCGCTTGGCGGCTTCGCTCTGTCTCAACAGAACACTCCCATTCATCGGCTACGCTCTCTTTGTGCAGACACTCTTCTTCACCGGCTACGCTCTCCGTGATCAGACACTCGACTAACCCGGCTTCGCTCGTAGTCAGCAGATCACTCACATTTACCGGCTGCACTCCGAAACGTCAGACACTCGTTCTTTACGGCTACGCTCGGCGCTGACAGACACTCGGGATCGACGACTGCACTCCACTCTGGCAGAAACTCATCTGGTTCGGTTACGCTCTGTGTCTACAGACGCTCTACCTCCGCGGCTTACTTCGCTCCCAAAACCTTCCGTGCGTTGGCACGGTAAACAGTGACCGACTCCCGGTCGTTCAGCATCTTGAGAACCGTTCGGATGATGCCGGGGTTTGACGCTTCGACATCGCCGATCAGCTTGACGGTTTGATGCCAGGACTCGGCGTCGATGACTTTACTGGCGTTGATCGTCACTTGCGGTTGTTCGTCAACTTCCACGATGCGAACGACGTCCTTGAAAATAAGGCCGTGCCGAACGCGATGATCAGCGCCTACAAACGTGCCGACGTGAACACCGATCTCATTGTGAAACACGTACCGACGGCCGACGACAAACGTAATCATCAGTCCTGTAACTCCGTTCAGGCACGAAAAAACCCGCTCGGGACTAGCCGCACAATGCGACGTAATCCCAAGCGGGTCAGGCTTTGAACTAAATATTGGGCGTACATGCCGGGCTTCCGAAGCCAAATCCTTTGGCGTCGAAGCACGACGCCGTTCGATCACCGAACGGCGGTCATAATACGGTTAACCGGATTCCCGTCAAGCCGTGCGCTTAGAATTTTTTTCCGGCGGCGAACTCGCAAGCCGATCAACTGTGATGTCCAGTGCCTCTGCGATCCGGAGTGCAATCGAAAGCCCCGGCACGGACTTGCCGCACTTTACGTCGGAAATGACGCTCTCTTTTACACTTGCGCGCACCGCAAGGTCTTTCTGCTTCCAGCCTCGCAGCTTCAACAGACGGTCGATATTCTGTTGAATATTCGCTTTGATTTCGTCGTCGGTAAGCACTTTCATGGCTCCGAGTATACGGTTTAACCGATTGACTTCAAGTTTCTTTGAACTAGGATGCCGTGCGTTTCGGCTCAGTAGCCGCGGTAGCGGTCGCTTGGATCTCTCTGAAGCTCAGGGTCGGAAAGCGGATTGGCCTCGTAGCTACGGTTGCGCTGTGGCTCGCTGTTGCAAACGGACGCCAATGCAATCACGACAACGAGAGCGATGCCCCAAAACCATCGGGCAAAGTTCGCGTCGCTTGCGCGGCGAGCCTTGTTTTCAAGAATTGCTGCACGGAACTTGTCGGCCTGTTCGTCGCCGAACAGTTCTCGCTGCTCTTCAATACTTAGCAGTTCTTGGCCGGTGAGATCAGACATCGCAATACCTACGACACCTTTCTTCGGCCTTTGCTTCGAAACTGCCCCGGGGTCAGCATCGCCGTTACAGGTACGCCAAACGCATCGGCGATATTCACCATTTGGGCAAACGACACCGGCTTCTCCGTGCATTCGATGAAGTAAACCCACGCTTGAGAAATATCCGCCTTTGCGGCAAGTTGCCGCGTTGTCCAACCCGCCCATTCTCGAAGGAGTTTGGTGTGGGCACGAAACGCGTTCATGTGTGCGAGGTAGTGCTTGGCAGGTTTTTTGGTTGACAATTTTCCTTGTTTTTTGCCGCTGTCATCTTTCATGCGATGGGCTCTCCTGAAGCCGAAAATCTCTGGATAGTCACTCGCCCAAAATTCAACCCGTGCTTGTAGCACGGGTTGAATTTCTTCCGCAAAAACGGGCTTTCCCGTTTTCAAGTGGAGGATAAGGGATTGGATTCCCCGAAAAATCCTCATTGGCCGCAGGACCGGCACGGACGGACTTGGCACTGGATGCGACGAATTTGAAGGAGCGCGTTTCACGACCTACATAGGGCGTAGGGGGTGACCAATGATCGCGTTCAGCAACAAAGATTTACACCAGTGGTTTGTGTCGTCGTTTCAGCCGCGGCGTCTTATTGGTAAAAGCAAAAACACCGTAAGGCTTTACCTGCAAGTAATTGCAAGGCTGAGTGAGCACGTAGGACGTCGCGCTATGCTCGACGACCTTAATGAAATGTGCATTTGCTCATTCTTATCGGCCCGTCTGTCGGATGGATTGGCACCGCACACCGTGGCGAAGGAGCGTGCGCAAATCGTGTCGCTCGCAAACGATGCCGCTAGAAAGAGACTTGTCGATGAATTCGTTAAAATCCCTTCCGTATCCACCCCAGAACTTACGCCGGAGGCGTACAAGACCGAACAACTGACACAGTTGTTAGATGCGTGCCAGTTTAGTACCGGGTTTATAGGAAACGCGCCAGCCGACGTATGGTGGACGGCCTTGCACTACGTGTTTCTGTTTACAGGGGAGCGCACTGAGGCAACGTTGTCGCTACGGTGGGATTGGCTCGAATGGGACACCGGGTGGTTGCAAGTGCCTGCGACTGTGAGAAAGGGGAAACGCAAGGCAAAGCGGTACCAATTGCCGTCCGTAGCAATTGCGAAGTTGCGTCTCCTGCGGCCGTACACCGAGCAGATGATTTTTGAAACGCACTGGAAGTCGCACGCTACCGGTTCGTTCTATTACCACTACAAGAAGCTGCTTATGCGTGCCGGGCTTCCATCTGGCCGAAAATGGAAACCACAACGCCTTCGCCGCACTTTCGCATCGTACCTAGAAAAAGAAGGCGGTGACGCGACCGACGCGCTTGACCATAGCTCGCGTCGAGTGACGAAACAGAGCTATCTCGACGAGTCGATCTGCGGAAAAATTTCGCCGTCGCAGATTGTGAATCAAGCATACAAGCTGACTTGAGCGCAAAAGAAAACCCCCGGTAGCACGATTGCTACCGGGGGCCGACCTGCAGCGGCGCAACAATTGTGCCTTTACCTTTGGCACGAAGGATTCGCCTTAGCTTCGGTCGCCGCCCATCTGGCCTTCCCGGCCTTGATGGAGCGAGCTAAACGAGTTCTCACCGTTGGCCGCTTGCACCGCACCGGTTTCGAAACCGGGCTTCACGTCGCGGTCCGCGAGCTCGCCTTGTGAACCCGACGTGCTTTGCATGCCCGACGGGCTTTTGACTTCAGACACTTGATCACCTGCCTCTCTTGGTAAGGGAATCGACTATCCCTAGATGGTCGTCGCGGTTCGATTATAGTTCGCTAGCGTACGCGAATGTCAAGGAGATTGCTTAGCGGCCTTACGATCCTTCGCCCGTTCGGCGAGTATGTTCTGCAGCAGTTGCAACCGCAGCGCTTGTTCTTGTTCCGCCGGCGCCATGCCCGCGACGTCTTCCTTCGGAAAGTAAACCCGCGTGAAGGCCTTCGCGCCGAGCTCCCGCATCAGCGCGTTGGAGCGTTCGCGAATGACGGCGTCTTGAGCACCCGGGGAAACGTCGCTGACGCGTACACCCGTGGCAAGATTCATCAGCCCGGCAAGATCCCGCTTTCGCGGATCCGTGATCGTACGCAAAGTGGTGAGCGCCCGCGCGATCGGAAGGTTTGCTGCGATGAATTCCAGGCCGTCAGGTAAGTCGGCTGGCTTCGTATCTCCGCTGATGTTGCTGATGATACGACCAATCGTCGGATCCAAGTCCTCAAGATCGCGACCGCCTTGCGGCCCCTTTTGAAAGAAAGACTCTCCCGTTGCCCATTCGAGAGGCGCCTTAACGAGTGGGTTTGCCCGGCCGATCGCTTCCATCAGGCCGCCGCGGACGCCGCCGCCAAGGAACGACATCGCGTCTTCCATCGGCAGGCCGAAGCCCGTGATGTATCGTTTCGATCCATCCTCGAGTTGACCGCCCGGCCACGGAATCGAAGCCGACTCGGCAACATAGTCCGGCGTTGACGCATCGTTGCCGCTCGCGCGGTTCTGTGCCCGGATTGTCTGGGCCAGCTTGCCGCCCGGAGCTTCCCACAATCGCGAGAGCGTGTAGGGAATCATCCCCTTGGAGAACTTGTAGAACGGGAACAGGCGAGCGGCGACGCCCTTCTCAAAGGCGGTGTACGCGCGGCCGCCGTATTCGACTTGCGTCGCGGCGACACGTGCGGCGGCCTCTGCCGGATCCACGCCCTTGCGTAGATTCTCAATGAACGGCGTCAATCGGTTCAGGCCTTCGATGTAATGGCCCAAGTGTTGACCGGCGGCCATCGGTGCAAACGTCGTATCGGTTGCGCCGGCGACGCCTTGCACCGTGCTCTGCAGCGGGTTCCACGTCGTGCCCTTGCCCATCAGCATGCCGTACGCATCGGTAGGTTGAAACGGCGTGCCGCGTCCCTGCGCCACGCCGCCCGGCAACTCCGTGAGGAAGTCGCCGAAGGTACTGCCGACGGCCGTCGGTGCCCCGGCCGCCTGCACCGATTCGTATTTACTGACGACGTTGTGTTGCCACGCCATGCGGCGGACGACGTCGGCCGCGTTGTCCGGCGTCGCCTGCAGGCCGAGCCGTTGGAGCTCGGAGCGTACGACGGGAATCGAAACGAGATCGGCGGACGACTGCCCCCGCATGATGCTGTTGGCGTCGCGCATCGAGCGCGCCGACCATTGACCGGCGGCCCAATTCTGCCACTGACCGCTCATCAGGTTGCGGACATGGAACGCCGGCCACGGCGACGTCACGCCTCCTTTGAACAAGTTGGTGACGGAGTCGACGGCCTGCAGGATCTCGTTCGCCGCTTCAGGGCTCTTGAACGATTGAATGTAGCGATTGAGATCGTCGGCGAAGTCGGCCGGTACCGGAATGGATCCGGCGGCGTCGATGATCTTCTTGTCGGCGTTCGCGTGCCCGGTCAACTCGAGGAACTTCTTGAGGGCCCCGCCGTTTTCGTCGCCGCTTACGAACCCGATCTTGTCGAGCACTTGCTTGAGTTTCACGAACTGGCCCGGCGTCCGCGTCGTACGTGCGGCCTCACGGAGCGTCGTTGGATCTGCGAGCTGGCGCAACACTTCCTTGCCGACGGACAACGTCTCGTATCCGCTCTGCAGGCGAGCGGCCAAGTCTTGCACGGGGTGATTGCCGAACACGCCCGACGCACGGACGTCGTCGTCCATTTGCGTGAACCAGCGGGCGATAGCTTCGCGGCGATTCTCAACCGATTGCGTCGCGCTGTTGATGTACGCGTTCGGCACGTCTGCCCCGTAGCGGTTGCCGATCAGTTGCGCGAGATCGTCGATCTTCATTCCGCTGTCGATCGCATATTTAATATGCTGATCATCGAGCATCTGATAGATCGTGTCGGTGCCCTGCCCCAGATCTTTCAGGTATTCGTGCCGACCGGTCATCTGCGGATCGAACGCGCTGACGATGCGACGGCTACCTTGGACGTCGCGGAGCTCCTTGGACATGAAGCGGGGGAAGTAATTGATCTTCGAGTCGAAGAGCTCGGAGCCGTACAAGCCCCACTCGTTCGCCTCGGCAATCATCGGATCCAGAACGCCGCGCACCTTGTCGACGTGCTGAGCGACTTCGGGCGACGACGCTACGTCGACGCCTTCGTATAAACGCCGCAGCGCGCGGGCTTGGTCTTCGTTGGCCAAGTGGCCGCCGCGTGCCATCAAGTCGAGGGCGACGTCGCCGACGGCCCCACGGGCTTGAGCTCGAGCGGCCTTGCGGCTGTCGACGATCGACGGCAGCACATTGCGTTGGCCGACTTGCGATGACGCATCGCCGGCCTTCGCGTTGAACAACCGATTGAGAGCCGAGAGCGGGGCGAGATCCGTGCCCGGGATCTTGGCGAACTGAGCACGACGGGCCCAATCGTCTAACTTTCGTGCGAGTTCGACTGACCGCGTGCCCGTCCCTATGACAAATGACGGCGCACGGAAGGGCAAGCCGATACCGAACAGACCGCCGAGCGGTTGATCTGCCAGCTTTGTAATGTCCTCGCCCATTGCCTCCGCGGCACGCTGAACAGCTTGGCGCTTAGCTGCGCCGGTCCCCGGCTTAACCGTGAACACCGGGCCGTGATTTGACACAAGGTACTCACCGCCAGGGCGAGCTTCTGCGACAGAACGCGGGTTTCGCGTTACCTGATAGCCCTCGCGCGCCAGCGACTGATACACCCGCTGCGCGTCAGGGGATACCTCTATGTCTGAGGCAAAGTCGAAGCCACGGGCATGCGATTCATCTACGGCGCGACGGTACATGTCGCCGCCGATTCCCTGCCCCTTTAACGCGTCGTCAACGAACGACAAATCAGCCTTGAGTCGACCGTTGCCAATCGAACCGGTAATGCGGCCACGATCTTCGCCTGCCGGTCCCCTCGCAAATGTATCGAAATAATCGCGATTCATTACGCCGTCGTGACGGGTAGTAAACTCTGTCGCAGTCTTTGGGATCCGAACAAGATCCTCGAGCGTAGTCGTCAATCGAGCTTCGCGAGGACCAATGGTCTTGCCAGCGAACTTAGACAACTCGCTTAGAAGTCCGGCATTCTTTGCGACTTGCCCTCCCTTGCTGAGAGCGGACCCGCCAAAGGTCAGGTACGTCATTGGGTCAAAGGCGAGCTCGGCCGCGAAGCCGCCGAAGTCCGCCGCTTCCCACGCGTTCGGATCGTTGGGGGCCGTGATGCCCCACTTGGTCAGCACGTCGCGACCGGATAGCCGATTGTCCGGTGCCGTCGGGGTCAAGAGTTGGTCGAACGGATTCTCGCCGCCGACGATGTCGCGGACCATCGAGCCCGGCACGTCGAGCACATTGCCGACTAGGGAGAGTCCGCTAAGCGCCGTGTTGCCGAGCTTCGAGAGAATCGATTGCTCTTGTTCCGGCGTGTACGACACGCGTTGCCGGCGCGGAGAAACGGCCTGCACAGTTGGCAGGCCGATGTCTCCAAGGATCTCGTCGAGAATCGTGGCCATGGTTTACCACATTTTCGGAATGCCAAACATCCACGTCGCACGCGGATCGAGGCGGGTCTTGTAATAATCCTGCCGTTGGTTGGCGTAGTCGCTTTGCATCTGCGAACCATTTAGCGACGCGGCCGGCGACTCGAGCATGCGACGCAACAGACGAATGCCCGGGTGACTTTGCTCGTAGCGGTCGAACATTTTCGGATCGGCTTTGAAGCGGGCCGCCATGATGTTCTGCAACGCTTCGACGTCGGTTTGAGTCAACGAACCTGCACGCTCGCCGATTGTTTCACCTACTTGCCAAAGAGGCTGCTGTTCCGTGATGCCGAAGGCCTTCAGGAGATTGGCATTCTGCGGCGATGACAGCGTCGACGTCGCTTGCGTCATATCCATCGGCGACTCAAGCGGCGATTTACCGGATGCCGACGATGGGATAGCGCCGCCAACGCCAATCGCCGACAAAAGCTGTTGCATAGCCGCCGGAAACTGCTGCGGCGTCATGCCTTCCATTCCACCGACAACGGGAGCATAAATAGCCGCCAACGTAGACGGATCCTTGGCCATCTTCTCTTTCCACGCCCGTTCGTCCTCCCGGCCTTGGTTCGCGTACATCGTTTCGAACAGTCCGCCCATACCGGCCATCATGCGCGGGTTCGTGGCGTTACCGAGAATCATCCGCTTGGCGAACATAGCCAACGCTTCCTGCGGACTGGCCGCATTGAACTGCGACTTGAAGTCGTCGTCGAACGGCGACTGCGGCGCGTACCGGCCTTGGCCGAGCTCCGCGAGCTTGATGTCGCGATCGAAGCCGGCTTGCGATTGATCGAAGCCGAGTTGTTGCTTCGCCAGCGAGAGCCGTGCGGCGTCGGTACCAAACTGCCGCTGCGCGATCGCGCGACGCAAGCCGAGCTCGGCCGCCGTCCGTTGGCCGTCGGCCTGCAGGTTGGCGGCGCCGAGTTGGCCTTGCATGTTGGTTCGGTAAATGTCGCCCTGCAGAGCGGCTTGACCGTTGGCCGTCGCCGCATTGGCGGCCATCGCTGCGGATCCCAGACGCGATTGCGCGTCGGCGTTCGACGACAACAGGGCGGCGAGAGCTTGAACTGCGGACATGATTCACCGTGATTAAATGATGCCGAGAGCGGCCGACAGCATGGCGACGGCGTTGCGTTGAGCCGCGAGCGTTTCTTGTTGACGATTGGCGAACTGCCCCTCTTGAGCGACCTGAGAGTTGAGCAGGTGTGACGCGTTACCGGTCGCCATATCGAACGGCACTTGGGTCCGCACGTTGGCGTTCTGGGCGATGTTCTGCGCCCCGGCGTTGGCGGTCAATGCGGCGAGCAATCCCGAATCGGGCGACATGCCCGCGGCGCCGAACCGACCGGCAAGAGTTCGCAGCAGGCCGGCGAAGCGAGAGTCGTTGCCGGCTACGCCGCGATTCACCGCTTGTTGAATTTGTTGCGGCGTATAAATCTGGCCGGCGTTGATCGTCGGTTGCTGGCCGCCGATGCTGCCGCCGCTCACCGCACCGAACGCCGTCGACAAGAGCGGCAGGATCTTATCGAGCGAGGTCTGCCGACCTTGCTGCGACAGAATCGAAAGATCGAGAGCGTTCTGCGCGGCGAGACGTTCCTTGCCCATCGTGTCGTAGTTGACCGTGGATCCGGAAAGCGTGCCGCCGCCCGCGCCGCCCATGCCGCCGCCGGCTCCAAGGCCGCCCGTCGCAAACTCGTCGGTACCGGAAATCGAATTCCAGAGCGACGGGTTGTAGTACGTCCGCAAAGCCGAGCTTTGTTGCGGCGTCAGCGTGCCCGTGAACGCGGCCTTGAATGACTCCGGGCCGATGGAGTTTCCTGCGCCGGCGGGCTGAGTCGCCGAAGCAAACACGCTGGCCGCCGACTGGTTGTTGCCGGTCGTTCCGCCCGACATGATGCGGTTCACGTCGGCGGCATTCTTGGCGACATCGAGATTGCGTTGCTGGCGAAACGATTCGGCCGACGCGTAATTATGGAATCCGCCGCTTCCGGTACCGCGATAGATGCTCACATCACACCTTCCTTTCTGCTGCTAATTGTAGTCCGCGCGTTAGCCCGGGATATTCTCGGCCAGCGTCGCAAGTGTTCCGAGCCAGTCGTTTCCGTTCGCTACTGTCGTGCTGTGGACGACCTGCCCGTACGACGCCCGAAGCGCACCGACGACTTCATCGATTAGCGCTGTGACGCGATTCACGGCCCGCACCGTCGCCATGGCGGTGACGAATCGAACCTCGCGGATCCCTTCTGCGCTGGCGCGTGCCTGAAGACTGGCGACCACTTGCCCCGCCGTAGGGTAGGGGCCGCGAATGATCTCGAGTGGACGTGTGTCGATGACGCCGGTAGGAAGGATTTGATTCAACGTGCCCGTGACGGCGTCGTTGGAGAGCGGCAAATGATACACGAACGCCGGCGGCAGAGTCGGCCACTGATCAAGGTTCGTGCGGAACTGCTGAATCGCCTGCGGGAAGTAGCCGTCGTCGTCGGACTCGTAAGTAATCGATTGCTTACGCGGGGCGCTCGGAGCTCCAAAGAACACGTATCCAGTCGGGTAAAGATAAAACATTCCCTGTTGATCGAACCGACGGAATTCGATGACGCGGTTGGAGCCGTCCAGAATTCGTGTTGCGCCAGGCGTGACGTTGAATGTGCGAATGGTGTCTTGCGAGATCACGTCAAACCCGTCGGCGTTAATAGTGCGCGTGATCTCGCGAATCGCGATCGTGGGCGTAGTTAGAAACTCGCGGATTAGCCCGCTGCCGAGAAAGGCGTAGTTCGCGCCGTCGCTTACATACCAGCGAATTTGATTCGGAAAGTTTCCGCCATTGATGAGAAACAGCCGCTCGGGGAAGTTGAGCGTTGTCACCTCGATGTCGTACTCGCCGGCTTTGCGTCGATAGAACGCGTTCGGCGAGCTTGCGCCGCTGGCCTGCACTGGAGCCGTGTCGGCGAATACGACAAAGAACGTAGACGACGGCGTCGGTGTAGGCGGCGTCTCGGGGATAACGCCTAGCGGTACAAACACCGGGGTTTGTGACGCGTCTCGAGCGACGGTTCCCACGACACGGTTTAATCGCGGATCATGCGGCGCTTCCGGAACTGTCGATGCGATCTCATTGATCGTTTGGATCCGAACGGGAACGCCGGACCCGCTGATTCCGAAGTCGGCTAAGAACGCACGCTGACCGTTGGTTGCAATCTCCACCGGAAGCGCGACGCGAACACCGCCGTCGGCATAGACCACCGTACAAAGCTGACCGACGCTAAGGCTCATGTAAGCTGCCGCGCCTGAATCTGTGTCCCGGTTGCGTTGCCCGACGCGTCGATCTCGTCGAGCGTCACAAGTCCGTTCTCGCTGATCGATGCTACGCGATACAAAGAACCGATTGCGTTGGCGATGTTCTGCGTAACGCGATTCGTGCCTGTGCTCGAGCCGTCTGCCGACGTCGAGGCCTGCGCCACTTCCTCACCGTTGCGCGTGAACGTCGCCAGCGTGCTCGGAGCATCTTGCCCCAAGGCGATATTGAACAGCGGCCCCGAATGCTTCTTGACGAGTTGAATCGGTTCCGTGAGTTCCAGCGGTCGCGCGTCACCCAATAGAGACGCAATTTCTTGCGCAAGCTGATTGACGCCCGTGTCGCGCTCGATGCCTTCTCGGTCGCGAATCTTCGCTCCCCAAGTCGTCCGCCCCAGACGTGCGAGGCTCTTTCCAAAAAGCGACTTCAGGCTCATTGATCGCTGCCGTCGATGGTGAGTTCATAGATAATGATCGGGTCGACTGACTTCACGCCGGAGAGTTCGACGTCGACGAATCGCGGACGTTGCGCATTCCGCACTGCCGGTTCGCTGAACTTCATTTGATGGAAGCCGTCGGACTTTGTGAGATCCAAATCGGCGTATTCTTCGCCGGCCGTCGTCTTAACGCCTTCGCCCGAACGCGAGCCGATCGTCTTGCCCCACTTCTGACCGCCCGCCGATCGATCGAGCTTGACCCTTGCCGACATGATCGCGGCGTTGTCGGTGGTCTTCGTGATCGTCATCAGCCGCCGCGGCACTTCGCTTTCGCTGGGCGACCAACGGAACGTGCCGCTTTGCCATGACCATGCAATGCCGCCGACTTGGTACGTGCTATCCGTGGTCGGCATCGTAGACCACGGTCGATCGAGCGTGAGCCGCGTCGACGTCGCCGCTATGATCGTACGCCACTGCCCGCGTCCGGTACCGTCGACGATATGCACGGGAGCGTTTACGAGATCCGCACCGAACGACGCGGTCGAATCGGCAAGCCACGTCAGACCGATTGACGTCGGCGTGCCGCGTGTGGTGCCGGCCTGCGGATCCGGACCGTCGAGCTCGCCCGCACCAAACGCGAGCACCTGCGCAGCGTTCGTGCCGAGAAACACTTGCGGTCGGCCGTTGATACGCCCCACGCAGCTTGATGCGATCGGTCGGTAGTATTCTTCGATCCACCATCGCCGTTCCATGTAATCGAGCGCGAGGGCATGCCGTGGATAACGACTACCGTCCAAGCAAACAAACCAACGCATGACTTGGTTGCCCGAATCGTAGACCGCATGAAAGTTCTCCGCGTATCGCCACTGAATCACGAACGGGCCGGACTCCGAAGCGTCGAACAACGCCCGAATCTTCTCGCTGACCGGAATGTCGTCCGGACCGGCCACGATGTGTACGCCTTCGTCGTCGAGCATTCCCGCCAAGTCATTGACCAACAAGGCACAGCGTTGGTTCACGCTGCCGCGCGCAGCGGCATTGAATACCCCGCCGTCGCCCGTGATCGGCGACGGGTCGTTTTGATACGTCAGCCTACGCACGCGATTGCGGTGCAGGATGAACAAGAACGAATCGTGCCGCAGTAGGCCGGTAACCTCGTTGGCCTGGCTGTCGGCTTCAATGCCGACGTTGTTGGACGGCGGCCACGCTTCCGACAAGAACGACTCGCTATAGTCGACGGCACGACGTCGCGACGATGCCGGTTCGATCGCATAGGTCGAGTACGGATCCGTCGGGCCGAGATAAGCTTCGGCAAGCTCGGCGGTCTGTGTGGCGACATCGACGGACTCGAGCTCGTACACCTTCGGAGCGCCGTCGACGGCGATGAATCGCCCCTCCATTTCGGCCGTCCATTCCGTGCCGATGCCGGTGATCGTCGCCGATCCGAACGTGACGGCGACCGCTCCTTGCGTGTAACGCACGACGCCGGCGCCGAACATGCGGCCGAGCATGTTGACCAGATACTTGCGGTCGGCAGGCGGAACGGTGTACCGCGAAACCGCAAGATCCGTGAAGCCGTCGTCATCAAACAGTGCGACGGCCTCTTCGTCCAGTAGATCATCATCCGTCTTGGTCGACGTGAAGCTCGAAGTCGAAAGATCCGTCGTCTCGAGGTCGACGTAGAAGACGGTAGCTTGCCCGTCCGTGTTGCGAAGAAGCTGACGCTTCGCCACCTTCGGATCGTCGCTTGTCGGCACGTTCGTGTAGGCAATCGTGTCGACGCCGCGGACCCACTCGCCCGCGCCGCGATAAGCCGCATTGCCGGCCGAATCGTCGAGGGTGAAAGTATCGGTGTCGACCACGGTGATCGTCCACGTGCCGTTTGCGGCGTCGTTGCCTTCGACGCCCGTGATCTTGACGGTGGAGCCCGTCGTTAGACCGTGAGCGGCAGACGTGACGGAAATCGGCACGGAATTACTGGCGTCGGTGATAAGGCCAGTGGCCCCCTCGATCTCGAGCTCATCGGAGACGGGTGACAGATTCGACGGGTTGCCGTACTGATCCAGAAACCGCACATACGCGCGATACGTGCCGACGATGGCACCGTTGCCGCTGCCGGCAATCGTCGGCTTGGTGGCCGGCGGTTCAACGCCCGCGATCTCCGCGAAGTTCGTGCGGCCGTCCCACCGCATGATCTTGTCGACGCCCGAAGCAAAGTAGAGCAAGCCGTCGGGGCTTTCGGCGAAACTGTGAGGCACGGCTTATCTCCGGTATCGACCGCTGGCAATGTTCCCCGTGGTCGCGCGTACGATTTGACGAAAGCGAAGCGTCTGCTCGATGGTCCGCAGCACTTCCGGCGCGTAGGCCTGATGCGAGAGCGCGAGGGCGTTTTGGGCGTTGTTGTTGTATTGCCGTTGCTGCTCGAGCGTGAGGGTTTGCGTGACGGTCTGCTCGTTAAACGGCGGGAACGAACGCTGCGACAACACAAGGGAGTTGGCGGCCGATGCGGCGAGTTCGGACGGGGCCGACGACTGCGACAACGCCAACGTGCTGATTGCCGATCGCTCGACGGTGTTCGGCGGCGGCGAGAAGAACACACGCCGCGAGCGACGATAGAAGATGCGGGGATGATCGATAACAGCGCCGCCGGCGTCCGCAATAGTTGTTGAACGCCACGCGTCACGAACATTGCGAATACACGGCAGATAGTGCAGCAGGCTTTGAGGCCGAACAATCGCAGGCGACATTCCAAGTGAAAGAATCGCAACTTCCGCGTCGGTTAGCTGCGCGTTCCAAATCGCGAGCTCTGCTACCTGCACGCTCGCAGCAAAGGTGTTGCCGAAACGAGCCGTAACTGCGGCGCCCATTGTCCCGCCGCCGGCAGATCCGGACGTCTTTGAGCCGTCGAGGAAGATGCTGGCTTGGACAGTGCTTTCAATTCGGCAAGCCATGTGATACCACGTGTTTGCCGTGTACGATCCTGAGCTAGTAACAACGGTGCCGACGTCGTCGTTCACCTGCAACTTATCCGCCCCGCTGCCGTTTAGAGTAATCGTGCAGTTGTTGCTGTTCGAGAATATATCGATGTTGTTGGTCGTATCCGGCGCGCGGAACCACATCGCCACGGTTTGCGGCAGCGACCCGGACGCGGCCGAGAAGCGAACATACGACGCGCTACTGCAACTAATCGCCACGTTGCGCCCCTTACGTCTCGCGGATCTCGACGCCGAACAATTCAGCATCGCCCGTCATGTCGTCCGTGCCGCCGGACCCGTCAGCGTCACGCGTGACTTTAAGGCGGAAGCGTTCGCCGGCGGCAAGGCTGTCCATCTGCGCGCCGTCGGTAAAGGCGATGTCGGTGTATTGCAGCGAGCCGCTGGTACCGGGGGCCGTGCCGCCCGCCGACTGAGCGGACGCGAAGCCATCGGAATCGAGATCCTGGCCCTCGTCGGCCTGCCGCTCGATGGAGACGTCCCAACGGCAAGTGCCCGACGTCGCCGTTGAACCGGCCCAGAACAGGCGAACCGTGATCCCGCCGCCGGCGTAGTGCCGGGGCAGCACGCCGGAAAACACCGCGGACTCGTCGGTCGACGCATCGAAGTCGAGGCACGGCTGTTGATTGCGCGTGTCGATTGTCGCGTAGTTGCTCGACGGCGGTTCGTTGTCCAACGGGCCGAACGTGATCAGCGTATTTCCAGACGCCATACTTCACCCCGTTAGGACGACGCGCCGTTGCAAATGTAAGTGACCTTCAGCGTTTGGCCGTTCACCAGGGCTTGATCGCCGGACGTGAACAGAGCCGTCGCCCAGAGCGTTCCCGTGGATCCGTTCTTCGTTGAATTATCGACGAGAAAGATTCCCTTTACGGTGACGCTGCCGGTAATCGTAAAGTCGACGCTCGAGGAATTGCTGACGCTGCCTCCCGATGCGCTGGCCGGCGTCCATTGAGGACGCGTCGCCTGCGAGTAGTTCGTGTGCTCTTCCGTCCAGCCACCGTGCGACGACATCGTGTCGGCGGCGGCCAGTGCGGAATAGCCGCTGCTGCCGATCAAACCCATGTACCACGCGGCGGCCTTTGACGTCGCACCGAAATAGACGTTGAACAGGTTATTGATGCCTGCCGTCGTGATGCCGTTGAAGAATCGCAGCGTCAGTTTCTCGCGGCGATTAAACGTACCGTCCGCGTTGAAAATGTCCGCCCAGCCTTCTTGCCGGACAAGGAAGAAGCTGACGATGCTGCTCGCCAACCACGTACCGATCGCGACGAGAACCTTCTGAAAGAAACTAAGCCATTGGAACATTGCTAAACCCTCGGATTCTTGCCGGCCTTGATGAGCCCGGCGTCGGTGTGTTGAACGATGAAGGCGGCTTGCTGCGCCTCGTAGTAGTGCATCGCGATGACGGTCCCGTCCGTGCTGCCGCCGGCGATTATCTCCAGATGGTCGACGGCACGGCCGGAAAAGGTTCCTTCGCCCGTCGTCCACTTATAGAGCACCGTGTAGCGGCCGACGGCGAAGTCGCTGCCCAGCCGCACGAAATGCTCAAAGAGCCCCGTCGCTTGCGCCCGATCCTTCGGCGGGATCTTCTTATCGGTGACGATCTTGGTTCCCGATTCGTTGTAGATGCTGAACGTCGGCGCCGCGTCAGGCGCAGCGGGGGCGTTGTCGGCGTCCGTGCATTGCACGCCGATGGGCGCTTCGTCGCCAAGTTGATAGCGTCCGCGAAACATTAGACGATCGTGAAGGTGTAGCTTTGAACCTTGGCTGCGGCCGAAACGGCGTAGGCCACGCGAATCGTGTACGTGCCCCGCGCGAAGCCGTTGGCCGCGGTGCAGGCCTGGGTGATCTTGTGAAGGCCGGTCTGGCTATCGACGACGGCGCTTGCCGTGCCGGTCTGCACCGGCGTCGAGTCGGCGCCGTAGATCCGAAACGTCGGCTGCGCGTCGGCCGTCTGCGGCGCGTTGCCGTTGGCCAACTGAATGTGAGCGTTGAGCGTGCCTTCGAGTTCGACGAATCCTAAGAACATCGCTATTCCTCAAAGCGTACGACGCGGTATCCGCTTCGCACCTGCAATTGGTTTGACTTCTGAACGGTGACGTTGACTTGCGATTGCGATTCGCCGGGGGAGAGATCGTGCCGATCGGCGTGCGTGTTCACGCCTTCAAAGCTCCGGATCTCGACGCGGCTCTTCGGCTTGTCGTTGATGCTCACAAGTCACCTACGGGGTTACGCTCGACGCTAAGTCGCCAAGACGGACCGGACCAAAGCGAGGTTCGTTCGATTCGGCCGAAGCGTTGTCCGCCGAAGCGGCGTCGCGAAGCGCATCGAAGGCCGCGCCTTCCCGTTCCTTGCGATCTTCGCGACCTTCCAGGCGGGCAAACACGGCTTCGCACGCCCGCATGAAGTATGTCATCATCGGGCCCGGGTTGACGTCGATCGGGGAGCTAATGGTGAACTTTACGCCGGAATATGCCGCGTCGGCCGCCGCGTCCAGCGTGAGAGCCGTAGCCGATTCGACGCTATCGATGATGCGCTCGAGTGCGGCCGACGTGCCGTCCAAGAGCCCGCCCTGCATCGGAAGCGGGAGATCCGCCGCCGTGCCGAAGCGAATGACCGAACCGACATGGCGTTGCGTAAGCGCCGCCCCGCTGATCGTCACCGATTGGGATCCGCTCGAGACGGTCGCCGAACCGGTGCTGTAAAGTTGCGTGGTCAGCGGCCGCGGCTTGCGGTTGTAGATGACTTCGTAGTTGCGGGCCGTCGTCGGCGTCGGTCCGAAGTAAAGGCCGATGACGCCCTGCCGTCGCGGCACGGCTCGGAACGTGTAACAGTACGGTTGCCCGGCAGAATATCCGCGAGTCGTGCGAAGGAGCTCGTCGGGGCTCTTGTAGTCGAGCGTCGCGTAGCGGCTGCTGACGTCGAGCACGATGCCGCTGGATTGGAAGTCGAGCGGCAAGACGTAGCAATCTTTGTAGAGCGCGTAGGTAGTAGCGGCGACGTCGGCGCCCGGATTGCTTCGCTCCGTCAGTTGCAGCTTAGTGGCGCTGATGCGTTTCTCAACGTCGTAGTGGATGCCGTTGAAGAGCAGCGAGTAGAGATCCACGTCGTTCGGTAGCGTGCCCGTCGAGAACGTGACGATGCGCTCGCCCGATACGTTGCCGGTGTGGTCGTACTCGGCCGTTCCGTCGGTGATCTGCGGCGACGTCGTGATCGGCAGGCGGTACTTGAAGTAGTTCCATTCCCGCTTGTTAGGAAGATCTCGATACGCCTCGAGCACGGCCCGCACGGCGTTGCGATTGTTGCGCTCGGAGATCTCCATACCGAAAGCGTCCAACAACGAATCGACCACGTCGTTAAACGTGGTGAGTTCGGAAGCTAGAGAGTAGGACGGGCTGCGGGCGATGTAGTCAGACATTAGAAGGTTCCATCACTTTGCGCCAATCGAACCCAAACCCGTTTTCGCCGTGGTCAATCGCCATTCGCCACGTTTCACCGCCAACGCCCATCGACAGGTTTAGAATCCACCCACGTTCACCCGACGGCATCAGATACTCGTCGATGCTCGCATTGCAGATCGGCGATTGAATCGGGTAGCCGAAGTTCGTCCACGTTTCCGCTTGATGCGGGAGTTTGAAATCGAGCCTGTCAGCCGCCGCAGTCACGCCGTCTTGCGGATCGTTCGAGTGCGACCATCCAAGCGATGCGTAGCGTCCATGCGTCGCTAAATAGGCGTCTTGCTGCGCGGAAATCCACGCCCTAAGTTCCGCGACTCGGGCATCGACTGCGCCGGTAAGTTGTTCGCGAGTAGTCATTACGCAAACGGGTTCGTTCGCCCGCTCCCGCCGTTGAAGAGAAGTGAAACGTCATCAGCGGTCAATCCTCGTGACCAAAAACCGAGTTCGTCTATCACGCAATCGCCAAACTGAAAACTTGCTGCTCCGAGAGTCAGCTTGCCGGATGCCGGAGTAGTGCTATTTGTGGCAGCCGTACCCGCGACGCCGTTGACGTAAACACGCCAGGAGCTACCGATACGAGTTGCAACTAAATGCCTAAGCGTACCGGCTGTTAACGTCGTTGACGAAATTGCGGAGTTTGATAATCCGCCTAAATATGCTGTAACACGCCCACTTGCTGCGTGACCGATATCGCATTGATTGTAGTCGTCGCCGATATTCAAAATCGGGCTTCCGTCTCCGATGATTGTCGTAGACCACCAAAGAGAAATACCGAAGTCGCCAGAAATAGAAAAATCCGTAGCTACCGAGGACAACCGCTGTGACGATGCCGCGTCAAACGCGCGTGCATTGCCGATCTTTCCGGTCGTCGAAACTGGCGAATTGAAGGCGCTCAGATTACGACTACCGAGCGAATCAACGGCCGTGCCGCTTGCTTCGTCGAGCGTGTAGTAGGCAAAGAGGTCCGTGAGCAGCGGGGAGGGCGCAGCATTCACTCCACGGCCAAGCATCGCGCGCGCTAGCCTCCTTGGCCGACGTGCAAACGGTCTGTAGCGAAAAGCGCTCATGCTTACTTCACGCGGACTTGAATCGTCGCGTTGTTCTCCGTTCCGGTACCGGCGTTGAACGCCGTCTTAATCGCGACCAAGATGCTTGCGCACCCGTCCATGTCCACTTCGACCGGCGCGGTGTATTTGTACGTGCCGTCTTGCACGTCGTTGGTCGCGTCGATCGTCAGCGTCAATTCGTGATCGCCGTCGGCGTTGACCAGCTTTTGCGGCGAGTCGTTGCCGTCAAACCCGAACGGTTGTACGACCGGGTTGGTAAGCGTGCCGGCGCCGTCGTCGTACTTGAGACGAATCTGCGCCGACGTGCCGATGCCGTGGTTGTATAGCCGGTTCTGCGCCTCACGCGTGATGCTGAGCGGAGCGACCACGGTGCTGCCGCTGTTATCGGCCTCCTCCGGTTCCGTGCAGACGTCCACCCAATCGCTGATCACGGAGACGGGCACCATCGCCGGAACGTCCGGCATGTTCCGCTCCGTCAGCGACCGCTTCACGTGCAACTTTCCGGCCATGACTCAAACTCCGTATGTGAGAAAACCGCCTGCGACGGAGTGGAAGAAGACACCCCGCCGCAGACGGAAGAAGCGAACTGGATTGAAGCCGACGATTAGGAGTCGGCCGCCGGGTTGAGCACGCCGTTGACGTCGCCGACGCCGTCCGAGCCGTAGTTCTCGCAGCAATAGCACGAACCGGGATCGATCGCGGTCCGCGTGCCGGCAGCGGCGAGCGACGAGTTGGCGATGTTGAAGCTGATCGTTCCCGTGCAGGCCGACACAAGCTCGATCGCGTGATCGCCGCTTTGCTGGTTCGTCAGCACGTTACGATCGATCCGGCACCGCGTCGCCACGGCCGACGTCGGGTTGTGGATGCACGCGTCGGCGAAGTCGCCAAAGACTTCGTTGTCGACGATGTGCGGACGATCGACGGCGGCACTGATCTTGATGCCGCTGTCCGCACCGACGGCGACGCTCTTGATGTAGTTGCGACGCACGACGCAACGATCGGCCCCGATGTCGATACCGATGAGGAATTGCTTCGACGAACCCTCGAGCAATTCGCAGTCTTCGATGATCGTGCCGGCGCCGTCGATGTCGATGACGACCACTTGCGAATCGATGTCGTTCTTGAAAACGATGTTTCGCACGCGGCAGTTGGCGGCGTCGATGTCGAGCTTAGCGGCCGTGCTGGTACCGAAGGTGACGACGGGACGATTCTCGCCGTTGCCCAGGCCCAGGATCGTGACGCCGGCCACGTCGAGATCGATGTCGCCCGTGACGGTTTCCGCATGGCCCGGCAGCACGTAGATCCGATCGCCCTTGTTGGCCGTGCATTGGCCGATGGCGAAATCGATCGTGGCAAACGGCAGCGTGGGATTGACGCCGGCCCCGGCGCCGTCGCGGCCGTTGACCGAGCAGACATAGAAGATCTTGCCGTAGGGAATTGCGGCGTCGAGGTGCGCGGCAATGTCTTGAGCCGCGGCTTCGTCCCCGAGCGCGACGGCAAGCCCTTGACGCGAGAGAATCTGCAACATGACGAAAACTCCTTATTACTCGGACGGGAGATCAGTGATTTGTCGCGACGTCTCACCCGCCCGTAGGGAGTCGTCGAAACCATGCTTCGACACGACTTCGTCCGCGAGTTCGCGCGGGTCAGCCGTGTATCTGAGTTCGGGGTTGGCCGCCACCATCGCCGCGACTTGCTCTTGCACAAGATCCGGAGCGAGGCGGCAATGTTCGGGCTCTTTGTCGGGAGCCCGGCTTTTCAGATTGATCGCGCCTTGGCATCCGACGCCGCGCTCTTCGCAGACGCGTTGCACGTGGCCCATGCCGCCGGTCGGGGGCACGAACGCGCGAGGGTCGCCGAAGAATTCCGCGAGGCCCGGTTCGTACACGTCGTTGGGATTCGGCGTGTAGCCGGCGGCCTTGGCCGCATTGATGAGCTCGTCGAGTTGACCGCACGGCGTGCCTTCGAATTGTTTGTCCAGCGTGCCGCGGCCTTCAAAGAAAACGCTGTCGGTCATCACGCGCGGGGCTTTCCGCAGCGCGAGCATTTCGGCCATGCGGGGAGCGACGCCTTGAGCAATCTGCTCGAGGTACCGCTGTTGCGCGGCGGGCGAAGCGTGGGCGACGTCGTACGGAAGTTCAATGGTCTGGCTCATGCGGCACTCTTGGCTTGGGCTTGCTGTTGGGCTTTCTGCTGACCGGCGATTGCGGCCAACGCGAGTTTGAGTTGAGCGGTCTGGGCTTGCTGGGCCATCTTCTGTTGATGCTGCTCGGAACCTTGCTGCATCTTTTGGCCGTGCTGCTCTTGGGCCATTTGCAACTGCTGCTGCATCTGTTGGGCTTGGAGCTCGGCCGCCTGCTGTGCGGCGGGATCCGGCGACGGCGGGGGCGGCGGGCTCAACAAAAGCTCTTGCACGTCTTCCTCAACTGCGCTGCCCCACTTCTGCAGGACGCCGTTGATCGACTGCGGGTTGCCGGTCGCCTGAGCCCACATCTGCGCGATCGGCCCGAAGAACTGCAACAGTTGGTTGACGTTCTCGACGTCGCGATACTTGTCCGGCTTGCGCGTGCTGTTCGCCGCGACGGTCGCGCGGAATTCGCGAACGACTACCTCCGGGCTCTCGCCCATGATGTATTGCTGCCACAGGTATTGTTCGACCGGGCCGAAGAAGCCTTGAAGATCCTGCGGCTGGACGAACCAACGGGCGCAGAACTTTTCCATGTCCGCGGCTTCGGTCATCCAACTCGAAACCTGATTGGCCATGTATTCCGGCCGGATCGACGCATACTGCTTTTTGGTCGCAGCGTCTTCGGCCGATCGGCTGGCGACGCCGCCCGGGTTCATCGAGTAGAGCAATTCGCTCAAGCCGGTCCGCTTGTCGAAGAGCACCATCGCCTCGTCGACCATCTTCCACGCGTTGATGTCGATCGGCGGCAACTCGACGAATCGCAAGTCTTTGTCGACGTCGTCGGTCTGATCCATCTTGCCGTAAACGAAATCGCCGCCGCCCTTGAGCGTCGTTTCAAAATCGGGCGGCAGGCTCTTCTTGCCCAGCGCGATCAACCGCGTCGTGTGCCAGATGCGATTCATCAGCATGGACATCATCACGTTGATAAACGTGAGTTCGCCCAAGCCCGGCGCCATCGGTGCGATCGGCCACGGGTTGTTCGGCTTCGTGTAGAAGTCGAGCACGGTCACCGGCCACTTGTCGTCGAGCCAGTACGGGATCGGCCAACGGAACATGCGCTCGACGTCGGAGTCGAACGCCATATTGAGGCGCTGCGTCGGAGCGTTGAGGATGAACGGGACATTGGGGGCGACGGCGATGTACGCGTAATCCCCGACGACTTGATCGAAGGCCTGCGTCAGCGACGGCCCGACCATGGAGTTACCGCAGAGCCGGCCGCCGACGCCGCCCTTGGAATAAATCTTTTGGTACGTCATCAGGTCGAACGTCTTGCCGATCCGTCGATCGAGCGATGTCATCGGATCCCAATTCGAACCTTCCCCTTGGCGGCTGGCGCTTTCGTAACTGCCGTATCCCTGCAGCGAACCGGGCGGGAGTTGGAAGTCCCGCTCGACTTGCCACACCGGAGCGGTGACGGTTTGGGAGATCCAACGCGCGTCGTGAATGCTCGTCGAGTCCGGATCGATCAACAGGTTGTCGACCGAATCGTAGAAGCAACCGGTAATGACGCGGTTGCTGCCAGGCATCGAGTAGGGCTTCGGCCACAGGCACGCGCGGCCCTTGGTCAGCGCTTCGGTGATTCCCTGCGAGGCGTGCGTCGCCAGACCGCCGCCGGGCTGCTCGGCCGGCGTGTAGTTCAACCACGCGTTGAGCAACGCCGAGACGACGTTGTTCACGGCCGCGCGCTGCATCTGCGATTGCTGAGCAATCTGAAACAGCATCATGGCGTTCGGGTCGCCCAACGCTCCGAAGAGCTCGGGGCTGATGCCGATTGCCTTTCGCGGCTTCACCATGCGGGCCGGGTTCTGCCAATACAGATTCGGGCCGTAGAGCGCCACAAGCTCGAAAGCCTTGGCGATCGTCACCTTGAATCGCGGCGTGATCAGCGGCCCGCCGACGAACTTTTGCATGAACTCCGGTTGCCACATGAAGCCGAGGCTTCCGGAAAAGAATTCCATGCACTGCCGCCCGACGTCGTTGAACGGCTGTTTCGCCTCTTGCGCGAGGCGGATCTTGCCGAGCCACGACTGAACGAGCGGCGAGAGAACGTCGGCTTGTGGGCCAAGTGCGGCGTACATGGTTACTTCTTATGAACGCGTCCGAATTCGCCCATGATTTCCTTGACGAGATCGAGCGAGATCCCGCCGCAACGCATCGCGATCGTCTGCAGGTCTTCGACGCCGTTGCACCATTCGCGAATGACGGTGGAGGCGATCGAAGGAACTTCAATCGGCATGACGGGAAACTTCTGCGGCAGATAGCCGGGCGGGTATCCCCACGCGCCGTACTCGCGCAACAGTCGCGGATTGACTTGGAAGATCGGATCGTCGACGTGCTTGATGTCGTTCTTCACCAGGGGTTGACCCTGCGGGAAGACGGTCAAGTCGAGGACGCCGCCCGAATGATTCCAACGAACGACGGCGGGCATCGGATGGCCGTCGCGGTCGCCGTTCGCGTAGTAGGCGACCATCTGCATGATGGGGCATCCCAGCAACGCGGCGACGTGCGTGATCGTTGCCATAGGTACGGGCTTTTGTTCAACGGTCGACATGACGAACTCCTTGGGCTTTGACGAACAGGGCTATGCCGCGCGGCCGGCGCCGAACGACGAACAGGGCGGAACTTGCGCGGCGTTGTCGCCGGGCTTCCAAAGGGACTGATAACGGCGGAACGCTTCGCCCGGATCCATGCCGCCGGTACCGTCGTCGGCGACGGCGACGTAGCGGCATCCGTCCATGGCGGCGTAACGCGACGTATCCATCAAGTGATCGGCCTGACCGGAAGCCGGCAGTTCCGTCGCTTCGGTCTTCTCGATGTGCTTGCGGTACGTGGTGACTTCGTCGATCCAGTTTTTGCAGGTGTGCTTAACGACTCGCAGCCGCGGCCGTCCGCTCGGCCGAACCGTCAGCCACGAACGGAAGGCCAAGAGCCCGGCCGGCACGTCGTCGCTCGAGAACGCGAACGAGGATCCGGTGACGACGGAGTTAAGCCCCTTGCGTGCGAAGGCCTCCGCGTAAATGTCGCGGTAGGTCTTGCCGATGCCGGGCCCGTGCTGGCGGCCCATGCGGAAGTCGATCGTGAATTTGTAGAACCGATAACCGGCGATCTTCTGCAGCACGCGTTCCGCGCAGCCGTCGGCGTCGTAGCCCTTCAGGTAGAGCTCGTCGTAGAAAACGACGTAGTCGCCAAGCTCCGGGGGCGGAACGGCGACGAACAGCACGGCGGTGCAGCTATGGCCCGGATCCAGAAACAGATACCGGGTCCAATCACGCGGCGGTTGCCACGCCCGTTCGATCAGCAGGCGATCGACTTCGTCTTGCTCGAAGGCGTTGGCCTTGGGCGTGCAATGCACGTCTTCCGAAAAGCTCGGATACATGAGCACGCCGTCGAGCACGTATTCGCCGTTGTCGCGCGCCTGCCGCTCTTCCGGCGACCAGCCCTCGAGACGCTTGCGCTTTTCGTCGGCGTCGATGTGCGGGTTGTCGGAAAACTTCAGGATCCATTCGGCGACGTCGGGCTTCTCTCGCGTCCGTTGCTCCTTGGCCCGCTTCGTCATCGACATGAGCGCGGGGTTGGCGGTACGCGGCCAGCTTGACCACACCAGCCGTCCCTTGCGGTCGGAGAGACGCGCTTGCCATTCCGCGACGTAAGCCGGGTAGACGATGTCTTCGTCCACCCAAATCAGGTCGACCGGGTCGCCGACTTTGACGTCGGCGTTGCTCGAGTACGCATGAATGATCGTGCCGTTGGCGAGCGTGACGCTCGTAAAGATCCGGGCCGCTTTGTTCTTCCAGGCAAACGCGCCTTCGGGAACAAGCCGCGCCGGTATGAGCGGCGGCGCCGGCACCTTGTCGGCTTCGCGCGCCGCGTCCGCCGGATCGTTGGGATTCCACGCGCGGAGCTTGCCCGTCGCTTCATCCTTGATGCAGTAGAAAGCACCGGGGAGGAAGAGCAGCCGATACAGCGTGTCGCCGATGTGCGTCTCGCCAAGGCCGATGATCCAGATCGTGAGCGGCCGGTTGGTCGGATACTTCATCAGCAGCGGCTTGCCGTCCGGACCGTTGACCGGTCGACGGCAAGCGGCGCTCGCGATCTCGACGGCCGCGATGGTCGACTTGCCCGAACGGTTACCACCGCGAACCAATCGCTCCGACGCAAGGCTCTCGATGAACCCGACTTGAGACGGCATCGCCCGAAACAAGGAAAGCGCTTCCTCGTCCCGGGCTCGGCGTTCCGCGATGACCGCGGCCAAGTTGGCTTGTTGCGTGCCGCTCATGCCGCCCCCGCGTCTTCGTCGACGCCGACGATCTTGAGGCCGCGGTTCGCCATTTCGTCGCCAAGCATTCCAAGCAAGAGTTCGTTCAACTCCGGATCCGTGAGGTTCTTCAAACCTTGCAACGTGGAGTTGGCTTCACCGGCTTCGGCACAGAGCTTGGCGATCGCGCGAAAGTTCTCGAGCTTGATCTTCGGCGTGAGCTTGTCGCTCGTCAGAGTCTTCACCCATTCGCCGACGAACGAGTCGAGTCCGCCGAGGCCTGCGATCAGACCGTGCGCGATCTTGGCGACGCCCGGCACGTCCGGATGATCGTCCGTCAGTTGCGAAACGATCTTGGCGAGCGTTTCCTTGACGCGACGCTGATACGCGGTTTCGCCGCCTTCCTTCAGGCGTTGCGTGCGCTCGCGGCTGCGGCAGGAGTAGCACGTTCCGCTGCGGCGGCCCGTGGCCGGATCCTTGATGTCGAACGACGTCTCGGCCTTCACTTCGCTGCACACGGCGCAGCGCTTCATCCCGGCCGGTGGCTCTTCCGGCAGATTGATGAAGTTCGTGGATTGGCTTGCATCGTTCATGGATCGTGCTGAGAGGAAAAGAAAAAGGCGGCGGCCCGAAAGCCCATCAGGCCGCCGCCATCCGGTCCGCGAAACCGAACACGCCCGACCCGCTTACGCTCCGGTCAATTCCATCCAGAAGTTCGTTCCGTCGACGTTCGTGACGGAGACGTCTTCGCAATAGCCGGCCTTGCCGTTGGTGGCAGGCGTGGCCGAATCTTTCGTGAACTTGCCGCTGGCGGCGGTTTTGAGAATGTCGCCGCGAGCGAGCGTCGAGGCGCCGTCGCTGACGACATAGACCGGCCCGCGCGGCACGGCCATCCAAAACCATTTGCCGTCCGGCACGCCGGCCGACGGCAACGTCCAGTCGACGACGCCGTCAACCTTTTCGCCGGCGCCCGAGTAGCCGCCAACGACCTTGCCGAAGTTGTCGGCTCCGGTCGCCTTGTAGGCCACGCCGCGGCCCGGCAGCAACTCGCCCCCGCTGTCGTTCTTGACGAGACGCATGAGAACTTCACGGCCGCTGCGGGGATTGCTGGTCGCCGTGAGAATGTCTTTGAATTCGAACAGGCCGCCTTGCACGTCCGCCGGGACGCGCACGCCGTCGGCGTATTCGCCGCGGCCGAACGGCTGAACATTGGAACCGAACATGATGAAAGCCCTTGCTTGGAAACGGATGGATCAGAGAGAGCGTCGAGCCGGCCCGGCGGGTTAGGCCGGGCCGGCGGGTGACAATCGCCAGATGGTCGCTTAGGCGTACGGGTAGATCTTGCCGAAGTGTTTCGGCCGATACCGCATGTTGCCCCAGAACCCGACGTAGAAGAGCCACGCGCGATCGGGCATCGACCAGTCGGGGCCGCGATAACCGAAGAGCACTTTGTCGAGCGACGCGAGCTCCATGTTCTGCACGTTGAGCATGTAGCCGGTTCGCGACGGCACTTCGTAGTCGAACGCGACCGAGACGCCGTCGAAGTTGACGGTGTCTTCGAAGCCGAGATCTTGCGACTCCTTGTGCGGCACGATGACGCGTTGCTTGACCGCCAAGTGGTTCAAGAACGCCGAGTAGTAATCGGCGCTCAACAGAACCATCTTCGGCCGACCGCTTTGACCGCCCTTGTTCGCCAGCCAGATGATGCCTTGGCGAATGATGCGTTCGCAGTTGGCTTCGAACTCCGTGGAGCCCGTGCCCCAGCGCGTCGACGACGCGTTGAGCAAGAGCGGCGAATAGTAGTCGTATTGATACGACCCCTTGCCGTTCGGCCAATCGCTTGCGATCGACGCGTTCGGGAAGTAGTTGCTTCCCAACGCGGTCGACCACGAACCGCCTTCGTTGCCGACGGCCGTCGACAAACCGGCGTACGTGTCACCCGGCTTGGCGATCAAGTCGTTGGCGACCGTCGTGCTCGAGCCCATGAACGACTCGATGCCGTGCAGGTTGTTCTGCCGATCGGCCGCCTCGCCGTCGAGGATCATTTCGCCGCCGAAGTTGTCGGTCATCGCTTCCATCAGCGACGGGATGACTTCGGAATACCGATTCAGGATCCGGCCCGGACCCTGGTTCATCAGGTACTCTTTCTCCGTCATCATGTCGGTGCCGACGTAGCCGCGCCAGTTGAGCGCCGCTTGTTTGTAGAGATCGTGACGCGTGAACGTCAGCGTGCCGCCGTCGCCCGCGCTTTCGATCGGCTGTTGCTTGTATTTGATGTTCCAAATACAGACCGGCGAGTTGGCGTTCAGGACGATGCGTCCGTACTTGCGCAGGTAGCTGAGCAACATGCGACGACGGACGGTTTCGTCCGCGGCGCCTTTCATAAAGCGGGGCGTCTGCTCGTGAATCACACCCAGCCATTCGACGTCGTACGTCGAGAGCAACGTGGCGACCATAGGACTGCAACTCCTAACTAGGAACTAAAATGTTCCGTCGAGATGCCGCGGGCTTGAGCGGACTGACGAAGCATCGACTTGAAATCCAAACTCGGGTTCTGCGGTGCGAGGGCGTTCTGCATCGCGTGCTGAATCGTGCCGTTGGGCTGCGGCATGTAACCGGCTTGCTGCATCGCGATCGCGCGACGAACGACGTCGTCTTGTGGCGATGCGAACTGCGGAGCGAATTGAGGTTGGTAGGGCACCATGGCGGGCGCCTGCATCGGCATCTGCGGCACGAACATGCCGCCGCCGAACTGCGGCATCTGCGGCATGAACGGCTGCGGCGCCGGCAACTGTTGTTGCGGAAACTGCGGCACGCCTTGGAAAGGCTGACCGCCAAGCTGTTGCACCGGCGGACCGAAAGCGCCGCGAGCCTCGTCGGCCTGCAGGCGGGTTTGCACTTGAGCGATGACGTCGTCGGCATCGGGGGCGCGACCGTAGCGGTTCGCGAACTCCGTGCGATACTGCGACGCGTACGTCATCGCGGCTTGGCCGCGTGCGGTGAATTGGAACTGGCCCGTGATCGGATTGACGGCCGGCTTGCCTGCCGCGTCGTGGACGAAGAACACGGCCTTGTTCTTCTCAACGAAGTCGTCGACGGCGCGAGCACCCGCCTCGCGGCGGCGTTCGACGGCAAGCTCTTGGCGAACTTCCGCCTTGGCGTCGTCTTTGATCTTGGCGAGACGCGCGTCGAGATCCGGCCCGATGACTTCCATCGGATTCGTGATCAGCTTTTCGGCTTGCTGCCGTTGCCACGATCGATACTCGTTGGCGCGCTGGGCCAGCATCGGATTCACGTGCGGGCTGACCGTCTCGTACAAACCGGTCTGCGGGTTGACGCGAACGAATTGGTTCCACTCCGGATTCCACTCCGGGGCCTGCGGCTTGTTCGGCGCTTGCTGTCCGCCGCCGGGCTGCTGTTGCTGAGCGCCGCCTTGCGGCTGCTGCTGCTGTTGCTGGCCGCCTTGCGGTTGCTGTTGAGCGTTCGCCGCCGCCCATGCGGCTTGCTGCTGAATCTGTTGAGCCGACTGAGCGACGGTGCCGAGATCGTTCAAGAGCTCGGCGTCGCTGGTGTAGTGACCGACGTTGATGCCGCGTTGCACCAAGCTGTCGCGGATCGGCGCCGGCTGCGGCGGCACGAATGCCGGCTGTTGCTGCGGGAAGCCGAACGCCTGTTGCTGCGGAACTTGCTGCGGGAACGGTTGGCCGGCCGTCGGCACGAAGCCGCCCGCGGCGCCGCCGAGGCTCATGCCGTCGTTGAACTGGAAGGCCTGCCCGCTCGGCTGCGCGAACATCGGCGCCGCCGGCTGTTGCGGCTGCGGGGCCGCGAACTGCTGCTGCGGCTGAAAGGTCGGAGCCGATTGAAACTGCGGAGCAGCCGACTGTGCCGGCAGTTGGAGATTCAACTGCGGCATGCCTTGCGACTGCTGTTGACCGGGCGTCGTCGGCGACATGACGAAGCCGCCGGTACCGAAACCCGGCTGTTCGGGATTCGCACCAAGATGCGCGGCGGGAATCGCGATCGGAGCCGCGGACTGTTGCACGCCTTGCGTCGGACCTTGCGGCGCTTGCTGATACTGCGAGAGCGGATTGCCGCCGTTCACCGAAGCGGTGGGCATTTGGAAGCTAGCAGGGGGAGCGCCGCCGATAACCGGATTCATGTTTCACCGTGGGCTTGTGAAGGGCGATTTCTCGAGTCGTCGCCGGGCAAGCGACAGGACGAGCAATAGTCGCCGAACCCTGGTACTGACAACGCTTTGCGGCGTTCACGTTGACGCAACGGCGTAAAACGGCATGATGGAGCACTGACAATCTAGGGGTGGTCAGGCTCTCCCCGCAGGACGCGAGGTATTTCGATGACGTCGATCAACGACGTGTCACCGCTGTTCGACGAGCCCCGCATTCCGTTGAAATGCACGCGCGAATACGGTTGCACCGCGCGCTACAAAACCGTTCAAGCCTGGGCACGTCGCGGCGTGCGTTCGCGCGTGAACGGATTGGTGCATCGACTCGAGACTGTTTGGGAAGGCGGGATCCTCTGCACGTCCAAGGCCGCCTACCGCCGATTCCTCATCGCCATCAACGCCGAACCTTCGGCAACAACGCGGCGCAATAAGCCCCGCCGCGGCGCACGTTAGGAGATCCGCCGTGCTGCTCTACCTGGGCTCACGCTATGACGTCTCGCGCGTCATCGGCTTACTTGCGTCCGTGCTCTTCCAAGAGTTCACCGAAGAAGAGATCTCGGAGAGCGAGACGCGTCACGTTCGATTGAAGCATCCTCGCAGCGAGCAACAGGTTGTCTTGCTGCTGAGCCGCCGCGCCGGCCGCCGTGTCTTCGACATGACGATCGCCGTCGGCACGCCCGCCGAGCTCGACGGCGAGTACCCCGACACGAAGAAGGAGCCCACCCCTTGCGATACCGACCTCTCGAAGAACTGAAGACGCTGCAGGATCTCACGACGTTCGACGCCGTCTGCATCGGCGGACCGCTCAACGCAACGCTGGCGTCGCTTGGCTGTCTGCCCGTGGCCGCGATCTTGTCGCTGCAAGAGAAATCCCATCTCGCAGGCGCCTACTTGCGTTCGCTTCCGTATCGGATGCCGAAGCACATGAAGTATTGCGTCTCGCTGCTGACTGTTCGGCATCGCGTGTACGTGGCGTGGATCCACGAAAGCGCCAGCTTCGCCGGCCGCGAAGGCTGGGCGGTGGCCTTCGATAGCGCCGTCGGAGCAATCGACGACGGCGCGTATCCAAAAGACGGCATCGAGCAAGCGCCGTTCGAACCGGGCGAGATCGTTGTCCCGCGCGGCGGTTTTAAGTCCGACTGCGTTACCGTGCAGCGCTGCTTTCATCGCGACGGCAAGTGGTGGTTCATTCCCATCTTTGGCGACGCTGCTGCCAAGGAGTGCGCGTGCTACGTGAAGATCAGCGAGTTTGAGATTCCGCCCGAGCTCGACGACGCACAGACGACTCTTTCCAGTGACGAGACAACGGCCGCTGTTGGCAACGTCCTGCGCGACGATCAGATCTTCGGACCGTCGAAGTTCGCCGCAGTGTCGGATCCGGGGAGCGGATCTAAGACGTACTACGGGATCGACTTGTCGGGGATCAGCATTACCTCAATGGCGCCGAAGCTCTTCGCGAACAACAACGCGTACAAGAACGACTTTGCCGACGCGCTGAAGAATGCGGCGCAATCGGCCGACATGATCCACGCCAATCGCAACGTCTCGCCGTTTCATCCCGGCGAGTTGGTCCGCTTCAAACACGGCGGCGGCGAAGCTCGCGTCGAGAAGACCAAGTACCTCGACTCCGAAAAGTGCTGGTGTGTGCGACTGGTCGGACACGCGAGCCCGTACAGCGCCGCGATGCTCGAGCGCGTTCCGACGAAGCCTTTGACTCCGCGCGACGTACCGCCGGCGCCAGTCGCCGACGAACGCCCGCGCCGCCGCGTCGTCCGCAAAGGAGAACGCAAGTGATCGGCCATCATCACTGCATTCGACTCAACGGCGGTCCGCTCGACGGCATGAGCTTAAACGTCAGCAACACGGAGTTGGCCGGCGAGATCCGCTACGCGTGGACGGAGAACCGCGACGACTCGACCGTACTGTTCGAAGCCTTCTATCAAGTCACGGGGGCCGAGCGCCCTCTTGCCGAAGGCTACCCGCGCATACTCGTCGCCGATTTCGTGAAGTGCTTTGAGCAAGTGCTGCCCCTTGTGGATCCGCCCGCCGGCGAGAGATAGCCATGCCCTTCGTTTCGTACGTCAACGCGTCCGGCATTCACTGCGCGATGTGGTACGAGCACGACAAGATCCGCAAGCGCTGGACGTACCTGCACGCCAAGGCGCCGGCCGTGGATCCCGCGTCGAAGATCAATTGCATCGAACAGGCGATGAAGCTGCTACTCGCCAAAGTCGACGCCTACTGCAGCGTGAGTAAGAGCGGAGCCCGATGAGCAACCATCCCGACGCCGACGAAGAACGCGAGCTGATCCGCCGGGCCCAATCCGCGGAGACGGACGCCGAACGACTGGCGGCCCGCAACGAGCTTGTGCTGCGGAATCAAGGCCTGATCTTTCTCGCCACGCGCCGCTCGATGCGATTCGGCATGTCGATCGAAGAGTGCTATAGCGTCGCCGTCGAAGCGTTCATCTACTCGATCGACCAATTCGATTTCAGCTACGGCAAACTTTCGACGTACGCGATGCTCTGCATCAAGCACAAGGTCGAACGCTGGGCGTTTGAGAATCAAGGCGTCATTCGCGTCTCGGTCAACATTCGCACCCGTGCGAAGTCGAAGGCCATCACCGCCGAGACGAAGGCCGCGGCGAAGGCGGCGCGGCGTATGTTGTCGACGGATCTCCGCACCGACATCAACGGCGAAGAGGGCAAGACGATCGGCGAGCAGATTGTGTTCGACGTCCAGCACGAAACCTACGACGGCCCGTCGATGCGCGTGATGCTGAACGCGATGCAGCGAATCGATCCGCGTCAAGCCGAGATCATTCTGCTGCGGGCCGGCGGACTGACGCTCGAGGAAGTCGGCGACATTTACCGCATCACTCGCGAACGGGTGCGCCAACTCGAGAAGAAGGGGCGCGAGCGCCTGCAATATCTGCTGCGGAAATACGCGCCGCCGGGTGCGCGTTAGGACTTTATGACAAAGTCCTATCTTTGGTCAGCGCCTCAATGAACTCGGCGGCGTGCTTAATCGTCATGCCTTCGCGATTGGATCCGCGCAGCAAGCGATGCCGCTCCATGGCGTCGTTCGTGTGGTACGGGCCATCGGTCAGCGTCTTGCCTCTACTGCCGCCGCTGCCGCGCATGACGCGGCGTTGCACGTCGACGATCTCGGGCGGCGGGCTGAACAGCCGGCGCAGTCCGCCGAACCAAGAGAGCAACGAAGCGGCGAGGTTCAACCACTGACGGCGGGTGAATTGCATGACGGCTCCTTCAATGTGACGCCCAAACGCGCGGCTTCATCACGAACGTCCGAGCCATGGCACCCGGGGCCACCGTGCTTGAGTTCGTGGCACTTTCGGCAAAACCATTTCACTTCGAGCGGCTTGCCGTAATCGTCGTGATGAGCTTCCGATTCCGGATTGCCGCACGACTCGCAGGCATTCTTTTGAAGTTTGCCGCGACGCACCGCCTTGGCGACTTGCACACGGGCAATGTGCTTGCGGCGAAACTCGGGATCTTCGTGATACCGTCGACGCATGTAGTCGCGGTGTTTTCGGCGCCGCTTCTCTGAAACCGGCATGCGGACCTCCGGGCGCAAAAACAAACGCGAGCGTCATAGTGGGAGGCGGACCCGTGTGACGACTCGCGTTGGTGGACAATGCCGATGGACAGACGACGGACGGCACGCCCTGGTCAAGCGCCGCCCCGTCTCAAAACTGACCGGCGGCATCTCACCCGCGGAGCATCATAGCAGCCCGCGCGCGTTTGACAATCTCGGGATGGTCGGCCTAGTATTGGCCCGCTACCCCTTCAGACGGCCGCCGACAATTTAGCGACGACCGGCGCGAGCCGATAAACTCGCAAGCCGCCCGTGGGTGCCGTGACGAAGTGGTAGCACACCAGTCCGAGACACGTGGCGGCTTTCTTTTTGCGCCCGCCCGAAGCCCTCACCCCTTGACGACGGAGCCTGCCCCATGCCGCTGTTGTGCGAACTGCCTGCCGATGACTTTCTCACAATGAGCGGCGACTACGCCCTGATCAAAGCCGAAGAGGCGCCGAAGGTTACCGCCGGCGGGATCCTGCTGCCGGACGGCCAAGTGCGGCACTATCAGCAACGCCGCGGCATCATCGTCGGCATCGGCCCCGGCGTACACACCATGGCCGGCGGATTCGTCCCGACCACCCGCCAAGTCGGCCAGCGCGTCGTGATCAACCCGATGGCCCCGGCCTTGGACGTAAAGCTCGGCACCGTCGAGTATTTCGTCGTCCGTGAGAACGACATCGTCGCCGTGATCGGCAACGAATCCGACCGCCACGCCCCCATCCCGGCCGCGAGCTCCGAAGTGCCGACCAAGCGGGAGCCGGTGATCAACGGCGCCGCGGGCTAAGCAGCGAAGGCGAGGCGTTCTAACTTCTTTGTGGCGAAGGGACTCGGCGATGGGAATGATGGATGCGGCAAAAGTGTTTTACGGGCTGGCCCATAGCCCCCTGCTCACAGAAGCCGAGCGGCTTGTCGCCATCGAAAAGGGCATCTGCGACGCAATCCAAGCCGCCATGCCCAAAGACTTTGCGTCGACCGATCAAGGCTTCACCAACCGCTGCAAGCTGATCGGCGAAGGGGCAAAAGCCATCCTCGACGCCGCCATGCCGAAGGCCGCCGCAGGCGAGTACGACCACAACGGCGACAGCGTCCGCGTCGCCATGAACCTCGCTCAGGTCGAGCTCCATTCCAAAGATCAACCGAAGTCAGCCGTCAGCGCGTAAGCCCAACGCCTGACGGCTTTTTTGTTTCCCGTCCGCCGCCCGAGCCCGTTCCGAAAAGCCCAGCCGCCCAGCGTATCCCGGCGGTCACAGCCTCCATCTGGCAAACACACGGAACGCTCGGCCTATCCCAGCGGTGCGAGGAATCCCGGTACCCGGTCCGGTAACCCTCGGCGTCGACGCAACTCGACGTGTAATGAGGCTTTACGCCGCGCTCAACCCAAAGAGCCGTTCGGATAGGCGACAACTGCAATTTCGGCCACTCGGCCGCGCTCTAGGGGGCGGTGCGCTTCCGCAGAAAGCAAGCTCGGAAACGCCGAGCAAACCACGCTCCACGCCCTTCCATCACGCCGGGAAAAGACGTTTACCAATTCGACGCATCTTACCAGACGGAAAAACGTGAAAAATACCGGAGGGGGAACCAATAGCGATTTCGTCCGCCAGTTGGGGCCAGTACCCCCGGGTCTAGATCGGGGCAAGCCGTTGACGCGTAACGAGTTACGATAAGGCATGCGGTAGCAGGCCCTAAACGCCCCCCAAAATACGTGCTTCTAGTGTGAATCCGCCCCTCTCTTCTCATGCCTGCCGTGATGCGTGCTGCCGTGTGGGGTCAATTTAGGGTGAATAGGGAAAGCGTCTGCGGGTGAATACGAAAAGCCGGGTTCGGTCTGGGTTCGGCGATGTCGGCGACGGCGCCGGGGATCGTTTGGCGTTGGTTGCCTGGGAAGTGTGGATTTGCCTTTTGCTTTCCTTAGCGGTGCTGATCTCTCGGGAATGGCGCTGATCGGCTGCGGCGTTTCCCGTTTCCCGGTAGTGTCCAGTTTGTTTTTCGCTAGAATTTTTTCGGCGACGTTTCGGCCGTCGTCTTCGGCTGCGTTTCATCGGCTGCGGCTGCGGTTTGCGAGCGTCGGCGACGGTCGTCGTCGGGGGCTGATCTCAAGCCGGGCGAAAGTTTCGCTCTAGTCGGTTGCGGGGTCTGGCCGAATAACTCCGCCGTCCGGCCGACTATCTCGGGATGGTCAATCCTGATCGGCGGGGCGTGTTTGGTTCGTCGTCGATTACCACCGATGACGGGCCGTCTTCTATGGGAGTCTGAAGCTATGTCGTCGAATCCTTCGCAAGCTGTCGAGCGCGTCATTCTCGGACCGGAGCACAAGTGCGTCGAGGTGCTCGAATTCCTGCGGCATGGTCGCACCGATGCCGATGCCGTTCGTTCGTGGGCCATGTCGGTTGTGCTCAACATGAAAGAGCCGGCCGAGACGACGGCGCTTTTGCAGATGGTTCCCGCCGGCGTTGTGGCCGAGATCATCGGGGCACAACATGAGTTCGCCACCAAGCGCGCCGCGTCGTCCGGCGGTTTCCGGATTACGTTCTCCGAAGCCGGCCGCGCGGTGCTCAACGGGTTCAAGCTCAATTCCTCGGCCGAAGGTAAAGGCGGTGCGCCGCTGTCGGTCTTCCCGGCGCAGTTGTCGCAATTGGTCGACGGTCTGCCGTTGCTGCTGAGCTCGGTGCTCGATAACGCCGATACGCTCATTCCGGCCGATGCGAAAGAGAAGGACCAAACGGAAGCTTGGCAAAAGGGTATCAAGGCGGGGAAGAGCTCGAAGGAGCTCAAAGCGGCGGGCGTCGTCCAGTATGCCGAGCGTTTGCATTCTCGCGCCGGTAAGTCGGCGATGGTCTGGGATGGCTGCGACAAGCCCGCTACGGTTGCCAAGCTGCGGGCCGTGCTCGAAGCGTTGCGGGCGATGACGCCGGCCAAGTCCAGCTAGGTTTGCTGCGGCATCCGATCACGCCCCCGGGTTTCGGCTCGGGGGCGTATTCGTTTGCCGGGCGTTGCGTCCGGTGGTTTCGTGTTCGTCGGCCGTGCGGTGCTTACCACTGCCGCGCGGCTGATCTCTTGGGAGTCCGTTCGATGCTAAATCATGTTGTTGCCGCTGTTGCTGCTGCGCGGTCCGGTCGTGCGATTATGGGGCGTGCCGATGTCGTCAACGGTCCGAACTATCGCCGGGGCGATGAACCGCGCGGCGAGTCGTCGCCGGTGCGTACGCGTGCCATTCTCGCGTTCTGCCGTGCTGCCGATGATGACGCCGGCGGCAAGCCCGATTTGTGGGCCAATGTCGACCCCGCATATCTGCGGTTCTTGCGGCGCGAGTTTGCCGTCTGACGTTGTCCGGCTGATCTCGTTTCCCCCTCGCGCCTCGTGTCGACGTTTCGGCACGGGGCGTTTTGCTGCGCGTCTCTTGCGCTCTGCGGTTCGCTCTCTGCGGCCGTTGCTCCCCTCGGCTGATCTCCTTCACGATGTCGGCATTGCTGCGGCTGTCTGCGGCCGGCGGTGCCGAGCTCGGTCAAGTGCGGGCCGTCGTCGGTTCGCCGGCTGCGGCGTTTGCGCTCTGCGGCGTCCGGCGACGTTCGGCCGTGTTCGGAGTCGTCCGGCGTGCCGATCGGATGCGGGCTGCGGCCGCAGGGCCGTTGTCGAGCTCGCCGGCGGTTCGGCTGCGCTGCGGTTCGGCTGATCGGTGTCGAGCTCGTCGACGGCGGGCCGAGTTCGGGCCGTCTGCCTGGGCGCGCCGCGTTTTCGATGGCGCGGCGGGTCCGGCCGATGGTACGCGTACGGCAATGCCGGGAAGGGGGTGATATTGGCTAATGGTGCCGCCAGAGGAACAGTGCCGCCAGACGAGCACGCACGCGCGATCGCGCGGTTGTAGTGCCGCCAGACCGGCGCCTACGCGCGCGTGCGTATGACCATGCGTGTCGCTCATTAGCAGCAATGGCCTGGTTCTCCTGCAGGAAGGGGCGGGCTTCGGAATCGCTCTCGGTATGGTAGCGGGCCGGCGGTTCGGCCCGGGGGCTTTCGTATTCGGAGACTTACCGTGTCCGTCATCAATTGGAAGGTTTCTAGGGCCGAGGCCATGATCATTGGCCGAATCGTGAAGCGTGCCGTTGCGATGGCACGTGAGCACGACATGAAAGGCATCGACGCGATGGAGTTGTCGATGGACGTCACCGCGTGCCACTTGAACGGTTGCCCGCTCGAATTGGCGAAGCTGGAAAGTGCTCCTGATACCGACTTCGCGCATGACGTGTTCGGCATTCGCCGCAGCATCGATCGCAAGACCGGTCAGTTGCAAAACAGTTTCTTGCCGCGGTGCTCAGTGCCCGAGAACGTGCAATGAGCAATCGCATGGAACAACCGGATCCGCGGCCGCCCCGTCCGCCCGCGCCACGTTACGGCGAAGGCGCCGCGTTGGTCGACGTGCTCGACGGCATCGCGGGCGACTTCGTTCGGCTCGGCGGGCTCAAATGCCCGTTGTGCGGGGGCGTCGTCGCTTCTGATGACTGGACGCAAGAAGGGCGCTCGATCACCATGTCCTGCGCCTGCGAGTGCTGTGAGTTCACGTGCAAGGCCGAGTTTCGGTTGGTGGATGCGGAGATCGAACGGTGTTAAGTTTAGCCGTATGCCGCACAACGCGGCCCTCGCCGACTGAGTGAGTCGGAGCGGCCCCGCAAGGGCCAGGAGAAATGCGATGAAAAAGATCAATCTGCACGACGTGCTCGAAACCATCTCGGTCACTGCTGGCGAACAAGGCTGCGACGTGCTGGAGCTGACCCCTGCCGTCATTCGCATGGCCGCCCACCAGATCGACGATGAGGACGTTGCGGGAAAGCTCATCGACTCGGCCGCCGAAATGGATCGACCTGTCACCCTGAGCGACGTTGCCGCCAGCCTCCGCATGTGGGGCGTCCGCTAACCGCACCTCGCCCGCCCCTTCCGCGCCTAAGCAACGCGGCCACATTGGAAGCAGGGGGCGGGCGGCTATTAGCCGCCAATTCTCCTGAACTGTAGGAGCATTGAGGGGCGGCCGATTCCGTGCTGGGTAGGGTAGCCGGCGAGCGTTTCGCCGGCCGACCATCTGGAGGTGTTCAGTGTGCAAGGTTACTGCCCATCATCGTCGCCTGTTTTGGTCGATGGTCACCAAGACTAAACGCGGATGCTGGTATTGGAAAGGAGCTCTCACCAGGGGCGGCTACGGAACGTATTCGACTGTGATCGACGGCGTGCGGCGCCAAGTGCTCGTACACCGCCTCGCTTACGAGTTGCGTAATGGTCGGATTGGCAGCGGCTTGCAGATCGATCATCTGTGCCGTGTGCGGCATTGCGTCAATCCAAAGCACATGGAGCCGGTCACGCCGAGGGTTAATACCTTGCGCGGCAAGACTCCTGCAGCAACCAATGCAGCAAAGACGCACTGTGTTCGTGGTCATGCGCTGACGCCTGATAACGTCTACGTATGGCCGCGACGTCCGAATCATCGGATTTGCAGAGAGTGTAAGCGGCAGGATTGGAGAAAGCGTTACTCAAAAAAAGGAGACTGCTGATGAGTCATGTTGTAACCGTGAAATGCGAGTTGCGGGATCTCGCAGCAATCGAGGCCGCGTGTAAGCGGCTGGGCTGGACGTTCAAACGCGATCAGAAGTCGTTCGAATGGTTCGGCGAATGGGTCGGTGACTACAACGGCCCGGATGCCGCGTATCTGGCGACCGACATCAAGCCGGAAGACTACGGCAAGTGCGATCACGCGATCGGCGTGCCCGGCGCCAAGTACGAGATCGGGCTGATTGCCAAGCAAGGCAAGTTCGTGCCCGTGTTCGACAACTGGATCAGCGGCGGCCTGAAGGGGCTCACCGCGGACAACGGGCTGGGCGGATTCGTCCAGGCGTACGGCGTCGAAAAGGCCAAGATCGAGCTCACCCGTAAGGGCCTGCGTCCGTTGGAGACGACGCGTCCGGACGGTTCGATCGTGCTCACGGCGATGGCGGGCTAGTTCCCGGTATTCACAGAAAGCCGGGATTTATTCCGGTTTATGCAGGTTTATTCACCATTCGGGCTGTTTTATTCAAGCGAGGTCACCATGAAGAAGATCGAAGTCATCGTCACGCCGACGGGCGAAACGACGGTGCAGACGTCCGGCTACAAGGGCAAGTCGTGCCAAGACGCGACCAAGCAGCTTGAGCAAGCTCTGGGCGTCGTCACCGACGATAAGAAGCTGCCCGAGTTCTACGCGTCCGAAGGCGTGGGCCAACAAGCCCGCCAATAGTCCGCTGTTTGCGTCCGCTTGACCATCTGGGTATTGTCATCGTCTTACCACACGTTCGGGAGTTCTGCTTATGGCTACGTCCGCTCCGGTCCGCACCGCTCTGCAAACGCGTTTGACCGAATACGTCGACGCGTGCTTTACCGGCATCTACGTGCAGACCAACGAATTCGACGAGGCGCTGCGGGAGATCCGCGAAGTCGCCCCCGAGAACGATTGGATCGTCCACACGTTCGACCTGAACACCGGCCACAACGGCGACGGCAATCCCGACGCGGTCGCTGCCGTGCGTTCCCACTACGATCAGAAGGCCATTGGCAACGGCGCGATTCTGCTCGTCATTCCGTCGTTCAATCGCCTGTTGGCCAACGATTTGCAACTGACGCAAGCCGTGCAGCACGCCATTAGCGCCGGCAAGGATCGCCGCACGTTCATCGTCATCCTGTCGCCGACGGTGCAACTGCCCGTCGAATTGGAGAAGAGCTTCGTCACCATCGAGCACGCGTTGCCGGACCGCGAAACGCTGCTCAACGTGCTCAACGGCGTGGCGTCGTCCGAAGAGATCCCGAGCGATGACGACGGCGAGTTGACGCGTTTGCTCGACGCGGCGGCCGGGCTCACCCGTTACGAGGCCGAAGGCGCGTTTTCGCTGTCGCTGGCCCGTCATGCCAAGCTCGACGTCAGCGTGCTGTGGGAACTGAAGCAAAGCATGCTCAAGAAGACGGGCACGCTCGAGCTCTATCGCGGCAATGAGACGTTCGACGATCTCGGCGGCCTGGACGGGCTCAAGACGTTCTGCAAGCGGGCCCTGTTGTCGACGAGCACCAAGGCCAAGGCCAAGGGCGTGCTGCTGTTGGGCGTGGCCGGCGGCGGTAAGTCCGCGTTCGCCAAGGCGCTCGGCACGGAGACGTCGCGTCCGACCGTCATGCTCGACTTCGGTGCCCTGATGGGCGGCTTGGTGGGCCAGACCGAAGAGAACACGCGTCGGGCTCTCGCGGCCGTCGACGCGATGGCTCCTTGCATCCTGTTCTGCGACGAGATCGAGAAGGGCTTGAGCGGTGCGACGGGCGGCCACAACGGTGACAGCGGCGTGAGCAGCCGCATGTTGGGCACGCTGCTGACGTGGTTGAACGACCATACGAGCGACGTGTTCTTCGTCGGCACGTGCAACGACATCAGCAAGCTCTCGCAAGTGTCGGCCGGCGCCTTCACCCGTGCCGAGCGCTTCGACGGGATCTTCTTCATCGATCTCCCGTCCGCCGAGCAACGCGACGTCATTTGGGATATGTACCTGAAGGCGTTCGACATCGTCGACGACGTCACCCTCGACCAAGTCGATGACACGAATTGGACCGGTGCCGAGATCAAGTCGTGCTGCCGTCTCGCGTCGCTGTTGGGCATCACGTTTGTCGAAGCGTCCAAGAACGTCGTGCCCGTCGCGAAGTCGTCGTCGGCCGCGATCGCCGAGCTCCGCAGCATGTCGGAAGCCCGCGGCTTCCTCGACGCGAATCGTAGCGGCGCCTATCAACGCCGCGTCGCCGAAGAGGCGATTTCCAAACGTCGCGTCGTTCGGGCCAAGTAACGGCATCCATTCCGCCCCCGTGCTGCGGCGCGGGGTCGGGGCTGGTTGCCGTTTCTCTTACCACATGAGGGAGTTCTTTATGCCGAAAGACGAATTGCGCGACGACATGCCGAACGAGGAATTGAAGGACCGCATCGCGACGGAGCGAAAGCACATCGCCGATGCTCAAAACGAATTGGCGAAGCTATCTGCAATCGCCGACGTTCGCGGTCTAACGAACGTGTACGAGGAAGTCGAAGACGCCATTGCCGCGATTGACGACACGCTGAATTCGCTGGACGCGGCCGGTGCCTACATGCCGACGGATTCCGCGACAGCTTCGGCGTCAGAGTAGCGCGTAGTCCATCGCCGCCAATTCTCCTGAATTGGCACTGGAATGAGAGCCCGCCGATTTCGGGTCCGGTAGGGTAGCCGGCCGATTTTTTCCGCCCCGCCTACCACACGGGGCATCATCACAAGGGAGTCGCTTATGAACATGCAAGGATCGATCACGCCTGCCGCGACGGAGACGCTTATCGCGGACTTCCGTGCGACGCGGGTCAGCTTCACCACGTGGGGCGTCAAGCGTGCGTTGTCCGACGAGCAGAAGGCGCAGGCGGCCGATCGTTTCGGTGCCGACGGCGAATTCTTGAGCGCGGCCAAGAAGATCATCGACACCAAGCACGAAAAGTATCGGGCCGTGTCGAGCATCAAGAGCCGCATGGCCCGTGCGTGGCACGATCTCACGTTGCCGTATCCCGAACCGGGCTTGCGTCTGATCCGCGAGCAAGACGTGCTCACGCTCAACACGAACCTCGAAGCCGGGCGCTTGGCGTTGCACGAAGCGGTTCGCGAGCTCGACGAAGTGTACCTCGATCTCCGGTACAAGGCGCAAGCCAAGCTCGGATCGCTCTACAGCGCGTCGGACTATCCCGCCAGCGTCATCGGCCTGTTCGACGCGTCGTGGGATTTCCCCAACGTCACGCCGCCGGAATACCTGCGGACGCTCAATCCCAAGCTCTACGAGCAAGAGCGTCAACGCATCGTGGCCCGGTTCGACGAAGCCGTCAGCATGGCCGAGCAGGCGTTCATCGGCGAATTTGAGCAGTTGGTTTCGCACTTGGCCGAACGCCTCACCGGCACGAACGACGACGGCAAGGCCAAGGCGTTCAAGGATAGCACGGTGACCAACCTGAGCGACTTTTTCAAGAAGTTCCAGCACATGAGCATCAAGAGCAACGATCAACTCGAAGCTCTCGTCGCTCAAGCTCAACAGATGGTCGCCGGCGTGGATCCGAACGCGATTCGTCCGGAAGGCGGCGAAGTCACCACGGCGCAACAAGTGTTGCGTCAGCACATCGCCGGGAACATGAACACGATCGCCGAGCAGTTGCAAGGCATGATGGTCGACAAACCCCGCCGTCGCGTTGTTCGCCGCGGCAATGCAGCGTAGGCGCCGTTTTCGTTGTTCCGGCGTCTCGATCGCCTGCCGTGTGCTGTTCGCACGGCAGGCATTCAAGCCGCTTGAATGTCCAAGGGGGTTCCAATGGTCGCCAGTCTGTTCGCCTACAACTTCGACGAACGGGTGCGGGACGTGCTACGGAAGGTGCGTAACTCGTTCGCCAAAGACTCCAACTTGCCGTCGCAGATCATCGCCATCGGCCATCAGGGGACCGGATTTGTCGTCGCTCCCGGTGAATCGTTCGTCTGCATCATGCTGCGGGAAGCGGTTCGCGACGGGCATACGATCGTCGGCATGGTGTCCAACGGACGACGCAAGGCCGACAACGCCCGCTCGATCCGCGTTCACATGGCGAGCAAGACCAAGAACGTCATGTACGAAGCCGACATCATCACTCCCAACGGCTACCCGTTGCTGGCCGAGTTCGTCCTGAAGGAGCATCCCGCAGACTTCCGCCAGTTCTTCAAGGGCAGCGAATAGCAATGCGTATCAACGACTTGATCTTCGACGAACGTCGCTTTTGGGCCAACGTCAACATCGCCGACGGTTGCTGGACATGGAAACGATCAACGACGGGCTCGCTTGGCTACGGGCAAGTAAAAGTGCGTCGACGCAGCGCCAACGGACGGAAGCCCGCCACGGTACTCGCCCATCGCATGATGTACCTGATCGTTTACGGCGAGATTCCAAACCGCAAGCAAGTGCTGCACAAGTGCGACAATCCGCGATGCGTGAATCCCGCTCATCTGTGGCTCGGCACGCAGCTTGACAACATTCACGACTGCCGGAAGAAGGGGCGCTCCCGCAACGGCAACATCAAGCTGACGGTGGCGCAGATCGAGGCGATTCGAAACGAGCCGACGCCGCACCACTACACGCGGCTTGCTGCCAAGTACGGGATCGAGAGAACGCAAATCAGGCGAATTATCAAAGGAGAGTGTTGGCATGACCTTAATCGTCATCCCGAAAAATGGGGACGTCCGAATGATCGCCGACCCCAGATTGCCAATGGATGAATTGGGGCAGGCTACCAAGCGACGCGCCAGCAATGTGTTGCCGTGCAATCACCTGTTGCGGGCCGTCTTCCGCCGGCTGCGCGATCGGTACGGCGAGACGGGCGTCGTGGCTTGGTTCACGCGTCGTTGGCCGTGCAAGTGGATTGTGGATCTCACGCCCAGCGGCGGCGGGTTCTACGGGCCGTTCCGTCATCGCGAAGCGGCCATCGCGTTTGAAGTGGCTTGGTTAGAGAAATACTACCTGTGAGCAACGGAGAAAGCATGAAAGCTCAAGCCCATTACGACTACGAGACGGTCACCGAAAAGTACGTTCTGATCGCCGACCTAAATGACGGAGCACGCACTATCACGAATGACGCGGAGGCAGTTGTTGAGGAAGTTCATAACTCCTTCCCTGGCCGTCGGATCTTCTATCGCGATACGGAAGGTGTCATCGACGAGCTCGACCACGTGAACGGCCGTTTCCGCGGATTCGATTCCGGGCCTCGCGACTGGCTCGCCTTCGTTCGCGAAATGGCCTAACCGCTCTCACTCCTTGACCATCTGGCGATAGTCGGTTGGTCAAGGTGCCAGCGCGGTGCTGGGGTTACCACGTTCAAGGAGTCCGCCGTATGTCGATTGCTTCCGCAGTCACGCCCCTCGGTAAGAAGTTCCGCGATTTGGCCGATCGTATGACGGCCGAGATTCAGGAGAAGCGACGTCCCATGTCTCAAAACGCGACGCACAAACGACTGCGGGAATATCACTCCCGACTGTTCGATGCCGATCAACTCGAAAGCGGCCAGAAGGGGCTCTACGCGTTGGCCGAAGCGACCGACAACGGTTCGCTCCCGTTGGCGCTCGCCGGCATCAAGAGCAAGACCGAAGTGCTCAAGCTGATGCGTCTCGAATCGGACCGCACCGGCGACTACTTGCGAACGACGGGCAAGTATTCCGACACGACGCCGATCGGCATCGCCCTGCAGCAACTCGTTGACGCGGTGCTCGGTACCGCCGCCAGCGAAGACGCTGAAGCGTTGAAGATCCGCCGCCAGATCGAAGACATCGAAAACAGCCTGCGGTTTCAGAAGATCCCGGGATTCTTCCCGACGCCGGCCAAGCTCGCCGATCGCATGGCGGAATTGGCCTGCATCAATCCGGGCAACGCGGTGCTCGAGCCGTCCGCCGGCCTGGGGCACTTGGCGGACGCCGTCAAGCGGGCCCAGCCGAATTGCAACGTGTTCTGCATCGAGATCATGCCGAAGTGTGCCGACGTGCTCGAGCTCAAGGGGTATCGCTGGATCGGTGCGGACTTCCTCGCCGGCACGTGGCGGATGGGGTTCGACAGCTTCCGGCCGCCGCTCGCCTTCGATCGCGTCGTGATGAACGCCCCCTTCGAAAACGGCCAAGACGCCGAGCATACGCAAATGGCGTTCAACTGCCTGAAGCCGGGCGGCATTCTCGTCTCGCTCATCAGCACGGGGCCGCTGTATCGGCAGGATCGAAAGTCGGCGACGTTCCGCGACTTCCTCAATCAGCACGGGTACCAGTCGATTCCGGTCGAAGCCGGTGCCTTCACGGGGGCCGAAGCGTTCAAGCAAACCGGCGTTGCGACCACCATCATCGTGATGCGCCGCCAGAGCTAGGCGAGTAGCCCCACGTTCGCCCCGTGTCGCAGCACGGGGCCTGGGTGGCGTTATCCGTTATGCCGTCAGTTCTCGACGAATCACGGAGCATTGAGCGGGCCGCCGAATCGGCCCGGGGTAGGGTAGCGAAGCCTTGCGGAGTTTTTCTTATGGCGAAGCGTGAAGAGTGGCGGGACGTGCCGGGGTCCGTTGGTTATCAGGTCAGCGACCGCGGCCGAGTTCGATCGCGGTGGTCGACCGGCGGCGCGCATCGCGGTCTTACTGACGAGTGGCACATCATCGGCACGAATCCGAACCAGTACGGATACCGCAAGGTTGCGCTTTGTGGGAACGGACGGCAAATTCGCAAGAACGTCCACGGCTTAGTGATGCTGGCGTTCGTCGGTCCGGTTCCAGCGGGGCACGAAATCAACCACAAGGACGGAAAGAAGGCTAACTGCCGACTCGGCAATCTGGAATACGCAACACCGAGTCAGAACATGCGGCACGCCGTGCGGATCGGACTGCGCAACTTTCCATCGCCGAAGGGGTCGCAGTGCCATCAGGCAAAGTTCACGGATAAGCAAGTGGCCGAAATTCGAAAACTACACACTGAACGGAAGATGGGAACAACGGCGATAGCTCGAAAATTCGGTGTCGCACACAGCACGATCAGCAGAATCACCAGCGGCAAGAGGTACGCATGAGATTTCGCGAGTTCTTAGACCATCTAGGGATTGTCATGTTGATCGTCATCCTCACTGCATTGGTCGTTCTATTCATCAAATCAAATACCGTCGACGATGACCAAGGCCCACAAGTTGATCCGCCTTGGGAAATCCACCTGCGCTAAACCTTTCACCTTGTTCTAGGAGTTTGATCGTGTTGCAGTGGCATAAGTGGGAAACGATTCGCGACTTCAAAGTCTGCCGCTCCAAATGCGGACGCTACGCCGTGCGGCGCATGCACCGCGTCGAAGGCCAGAAGATGACCAACGCGCAGCGGCACTTGATGCCGTTTGAAGCGATGACGATCGGCCAAGACGCCGGCAAGCGCGTGCTCATCGCGGCGGATCCGACGCGGCCGACGTCGACGAGCGAAGAGGGGGCCAAGCGGATCTGCGAAAACGCCGAACGCGAGCGAATCGCGACGTTGGGCGTGCTCGAGCAGGTGAAGCCGCGAACGCTCTTTCAACAGTAAACCTTAACCCGTTACAATCCTTCACCCGCGACGCGGCGAGAGGCGTGGTAACCGAGTCTTACGATAGCCCGTGTCTTCGGACTCCCCGGGTGGTCGTGAGCAGCCGCGTCGCGGGTTCTTTCATTAAGGGTAAAGCCCATGCTCTCTGTCAGAACAGACGACGGACGCGTAATTCCCGTCAAGTCCGACCGCGTTGATTGGGACCGATCGACACTGGTGTTTTACGGCGAGGTTGACGTCACTTCACCGACGACGTTCATCGGCACGCAGTTCGAAGCATGCGGCATCTTCAAACAGTGTGCGTTTCCTACCGGCGATCAGCCGATCGTCCCAGGTCAAACGCTCAAAGTGTCTTACCGGCTCAATGCCGATAAAGACATTCCGGAGCCACTTCGGCAAGCGTTAATCAACAGCTTCCTCCCGCGCAAATCCTGATTTCTAAGGGTAAAGCTCATGCCCTTCGTCTATGGTTACGTGCGTGTCTCGCACCGTGACAGTGCCGCCAGCGGCTTGAGCCCGGAGACGGCCATCGACAAGATGCGTCGCTGGTTCGACTATCAAACATCGATCGACGCGTTGCCCGGCTACACGTGGGCGACCGACGGCTGGATGGGGGGCCCGGATCTCGACGCCAACGGCCGCGTGAAGAAAGACGGCCAAGGCAACTATCTTCGGCTGGATGCCGATCGCACCGACGGGATCTACATGGATCTCGCCAAGAGCGCATTCAAGAGCAAGTTCCTGCAGCGCGACGCCGGGATCCGCCTGAACGCCAAGCTGAGCGAAGGCGACATCGTGCTGTTCTCCCGTCTCGACCGTAGCTTCCGCAACACGGGCGATCTCTGCAATATGTGGGAGCAATGGCAGCGACGCGGCATCACCTGCGTGTTCCTCGATAACAACTACGACACGCGGACCGCCGCCGGCCGTGCGTTCATGCAGATGGCGGCCGTGTTCGCCGAGTTCGAAAGCGCGCTGAAGAGCGAACGCATGCTCGAGATCAAGGCGCTGCAGAAGAAGAAGGGCGCAAAGATCGGCCCGGGGGATCCGCTCGGCTTTCGACCGCTGGGGGGCGGTAGCAAGGATTGGGTTCCGGATCTCGAGCAACGCGCCGTCATGCAAGCGATCGTCAACATTCGGCACTCTTCGCCGCAGCCGCCGGCGTGGCGTGCCGTCAGCGATATGATCGAGAGGGAGCTTGCGGCGAAGACGGGGCGGCCGTATCGAGCGTGGCCGTTCTTCGGCAACGGCAAGCCGCGTTTCTGGACGCCCGACAAATGCCAAGCCGGCTACAAGATCGGACTGGCTGAAGGCTGGGCACAATTACCGCAGGGCGCGACGCCTATATCGCCGAAGAAGCGACGTAGACGTTCGCGCCCTACAGGATGAATCGCTACGGCGCGGCTCGCAGTTGGCCGTTTTGAATCTGGCTTGCCGGACCATGGGCGTCGAGCGCCGCGAGAAGAGCGAACGGGCCTTTACCTTCGGCCGCCTCTATGGTGCGAATCACGTAGAGCAATCCTTGCCGCAACGTGATCGTCTGCCCGCGTTTGGCGTACTCGAGCACGACGTAACGACCGACGTCGAGCATGTGCGACGCGGCCGTGAGCAAGACTTCCATCGGCGCCTGCTGAATGGCGCGAAACTCACGATGGATATTGCCGATCCCCATACGAAGCTCTTCCGTTTGCTTCTTGAGGACGGCTTCCGGATCGAACGCCGGGTGCGGCATGGCCATCTGCTGCGCCGGACCGTTCTGCACTGAAGCAACAAAGGCCTTTGCCAGTTCTGGGTTTTCGGCGATTAGCTTGGCAGCGACGGCGTTGACGTCGAGTCCCGGCGTAGCAGCCGGCGCCGCGTTGTTCACGGGGCCGGTGTGGGCCTGGGGCGGCGGCGTCGGGTTCGCGGGATCCGGAAACGGCAAGTCGTCGACGTACACGGGTGACTCTTGCTGCGGGGCGTCTTCGGTATACACGGGCTTTCTCCCTTGGGCTTTCCGCCTATCGCGCTGCCGGATCCGGCGGCGTTTGAGGCGGTGACTTTTCTTGCTCATAACAATTCAACTCCGCGCGTAGATAGCGGACCTCTTCGCGTAGGGCTCCGATCTCCAATTGCTGCGATGCGTGCTGATCTTGGCACTCCTTATGCGCCCTGGCCAATGCGTCGATGCGCTCTTCCAACTTGCCGACCATGACCATCGCTTGATCGAAGGGCTGTTTCCTTCCAGCGATGACGGCGTTGCTTATGGCATTGATGACGGCGGCCGCTGCCGCTCCTAAAGCACCCCCGATCGCAAGCAACTCACCAGAACCCAACTCCATGACTTTTCACCCTCGGATAAACAAACGCCGTGCCGACGCGGGCTAACGTCGGCACGGCGGGATCGTAACAAGAAGCGGGCGCGGCCGGGCGTGGCTCGCTCAGTTCACGGTCCGAGAACGACTGCGGGCAACGCTCACGCTGCGGGGCACGGCGAGGCTGGCGAGCCGACCCCCTACGCGGCTCACTGACAGACTTCGGCTTCGTCCGCCGACGTTACACGCGCTCACCGTGTTGACCGTCGCTAACGGCGACACGCTAAGAGCATTCAGACTAGCCAAGGCCTGCGCCAGTGCGACCGGGTCGACGGCGGAAGGTGCGACGAGCGTACTACCTGCAGATGCGACCGCACTTGCGGAAGCGGCCGGCGCTTGAACGACCGGCACCGACACGATCCGCGGCGGCGGTGCGACGAGCGTACTGGCCGTTGCACTCCGTGCCTGGGCCTGCACCAACGCCTGCAGCAAGGCTTGATTCTGCAGGGCGGCGGCGCTGTTGGCCGACGCGGCTGCACTCGAGCTCTGCACGTTGCATTGAGCCGACGCGGTATCCGTGCTGACGAACGCGCTGACCGCCACGACGGCGACGGCCAGCATCAGACTGAACAAACCTCTCATGGGAACCTCCGAAGGAAACGAACCGGGAAAGAGAACAACAATGAAACGCCGCAATTACTGCGGCGGTACAAGTTTGTCGAGTTGCAATGCAGTCTTGGCAACGATGTCGAATATCTTGGCCTTCGACCGCGTCGACGGCGGAAGCTCGTCCCACGGCTTCAGGTTGGGATGCGTCTTCGCCTGCGGGTCAAACGTCTCGCCGTACACCCAGCCGGCCTCAAGGTGCATCTTCATCCATGCTTCGTGCCGGGTCGCGTCGTCGGTCGACTCGACGGCACACTTTTGCATAGCCTCAATGCGGCGGTTTCGTTGGGTGTCATCAAACAGTGATTGCGCAAGCGGCGCCTCGCCGAGCATGACGCGGATCTCGGCGGCGATCTGCCCCTGCATTTGTTCCATCAACTGCCAAACTAGTGAGGCGGACATTGGGCTTTTCCTACTGGACGCTGGAAAGAGCAGCCGCGATTTCCGTGAGCGTCGGCACGGTGGAAGCGGCGTCGGTGATAACACCTTGAGCACGAAGATCCCGAAAGATCGTCGTGCGAACATCGGACATGAAGACCGACCACGGGCGGGCATGTTCGCCCAAGGCCAGTTCAATTTGTGATTCAAGCTCGAGAGCGACGTCGACGTCGGGAGCGATGAGCCCCGTCTGGATCCGCACGATGATCGACTTGACGATACCGGCGATGCGATGCGCCTCTTCGACTTTGTTCGCCGTGTCGACGTGAGCGACCGCGTCGAGCACGATGGCGTTGATCGACAGCGTTTGCGGCTGCGGCGGCGCGAGCAACGCCTTGAGCGAACCGATGTCGATGGGGGGCTGCTGCGGTGCGACTTCCTCTTCCGTCGTTTCTTCGAACACTTCGAGGTTTTCGAACTCGATCGAATCGCTGGCGACTTGGCGGCCGTCACCGGCGACCGATACCGTCAGCACTCGAATGCCTGGCACCGAGCTCTGAAAGCGGAAGGTTCGGCCGTCGGGAAACTCCGTCAGCGCCGCCGGCTCCGAAGGTACGAGGTTGCAGACCGGGCGGCCCGATGCCCCGGTGACTTCGACGTGAAAGTAATACTCGCCGCCGACAAGCGTTTCTTTGGGTCCGTGCAATGCGACCGAGACGGCTTCGGCGTACCGTGGCGCCGGCGTCAGGCGATCGAGCCACCCGGCGCTCCATAAATGCACGATGCCGAGCGAAAGCCCGGCGAGACAAACGAGCGTGCCGACGATGCTAAGCGTGGTGCGGATCATCGGTCGCCGCCTTGCTCTAAATTGAGCGCGTCGAGTAACCCTTGGTCGCAAGTGATTCGGATCGGGTTTGAACCTGCTTCGGTATCAATGATCGCGTAGAGATAGCCGTCACCTTTTAATCTGACGTCCACGACTTTGAATCTCGCATGAGTCGGACCGACGATCTGGCCAACGTAATACTTTGGCGGCGGTGCCGCGGGTTGTGGGGCTGCGACGACAGGGACCGCCGGCTCAATGACAGACCCGCTCGAAGCTAGATAATCGATCCACGTTTCCTCGACTTCGAGTAGCCCGTTCATGCCGTTTACGCTCACTCGGTAGGTAGGACGCACGACGGGCAGCGCATTTGGGGACGCTGCGTCGGGCAGCGTCTCTTGGACGACGAAGTGCGCGCGACCGCATTCAATGATCGTGCCGACTTTGTAGCGAGGCGGAACGGCCGCAAGGATGGAACTGCAAGTTGCAATAAGCGACAGAACGACAATGGACTTGATCATGGGGATGGGCTTCCTTTGAAGGCTTCGAGCAAGAACGTCCGCAGGTACTTGAGTTGGCTGGGCGTCCAACCGAGCGTACGAATCGCGCGGACACGCGGGTCAATGAAGCGATCAAACGTGTCGTCGAATCGGGCACCGCCGGTTTGATAGTGCAACAGCACGCGATCGAGATCCGCGTAGCTGCCGGCGTGGTTGTACGGGGCGGTGCGATGGATCTCCCGCAGCGTCGGCGTCTTGAACGCGCGAATCGTGTCGGGCGTGCGGCGATTGTTCGGCAGGATCCCGGCACGGCCGAGATCGTTGGCCACCAACTTGCCGGCGTATTCCATGCCGTTGTTGTGCATCAAGCCGTCGGTGAAGAGCGGCGGCGTGTGGCACGACATGCAGTTAGCTTGGCGGAACAACTGAAAGCCGATCTCGGCGGCGGGCGTCAGCGCCGTTTCGTCACCGTCCAAGCGGCGATCGATCGGCGCGTTGAAGCTCACGACGGTCGACTCGAAGGCGGCGATTGCTCGAGCGAGGCGGACGCCGGTCACCGGGCTGAGGCTTTGCGGATCCACCGAGCCGTAGACCTTGGCGAAGTCCGCGACGTACTCGGGCAACAGCCGCAGCTTGCGGACGACGTCGTCTTCCGACTGTTGCCCCATTTCAATCGGGTTCGACAGGGGCAAGAGCGCTTGCGTGATGGGGGCCACCGTGCGGCCGTCCCAGAACATGAGCGTCGAGTACGATGAATTGATGATCGTCGGCGAGTGACGCGTGCCGACTTGGCCGCGGATCCCGACCGCCAGCGGCAGGCCGTCGGCCCACCCCTTATTCGGATCGTGGCACGTCGCACACGACACGGATCCGTCTTGCGACAGGAGCGGTTCAAAGAAGAGTTTGCGGCCGAGCTCGACTTCGGCACCGGTAGGCGGAATGCCTTGCGGTCCGGACTGCTGCGGCGGCTGCGCGGCGATCAGTGCCGCAAAGAGAATCGCGTACATGCGTCATCGAGCCGGGTTATCCGGCCCGCTTCCATTGGATCTTGTCGGCGATCCACAAGACGTCGTTCTTGTCGCGCACCTTGAGCTCGAGCCCGGCAACATCTTGCGGGCCTTCAGGCGACGGCGTCACGGCCGGGGCACCAATCGCGTCGAGCAGCTTGCCCGGCGAAATGATGCCGTAGCCGTACGAGTCATCACGCCCCGGCGTGCCGGCGTCGACGGCCGTCTTCGCCAAGTGGGCGAGCAGTTGCTTGTAATTCTCCAAGCCGTTGTGAGCGCCTTGCTTCAGGTGCTTGGAGAGGCAGACGGCGGCCACGCCGGCGACGACGGGCGTCGCCATGCTGGTACCGGAGAGCTTCGCGTACCGGCCGGCGGATTGCGGCACGGTCGAGAGCATGTCTTGACCGGGGGCCGCGATGTCCACCTGGGGCCCGCGGCTCGAGAACGCCGTGAGCTTTCCGTTCTTGTCGACGGCGGCGACGGCGATCGTCTCATCCCACACGGCGGGATAGTTCACGCTGTTGTCACGGCCGTCGTTGCCGGCGGCGCAGATGACGAAGCGATGATCTTGCGACACGAACGCGCGGATGGCGTCGCGGAGACGGTTGCTCATCTGCGGACCGCCGAGCGACATGCTGATGATGTGAGCGCCTTGAGCGGCGGCCCACTCTACGCCGGCGAGAATGCCGGCTTCGGATCCGCTGCCGTCGTCACCGAGCACCTTGCCGATCAGAAGTTCGCACTTCGGAGCGACGCCCCGCACGCCGACGTTGTTCGCGCGGGCGCCGATCATGCCCGCGCACCAAGTGCCGTGCCCCTGCCGATCGCGCGCACCCCATAGCGAGCTAGTGAAGTCGCGGAAGCCGACGATGGCACCGTCCTGCAGGTCCGGATGCTCGAGATCGCAACCGGTGTCGAGCACGGCGACGCGAACGCCTTCGCCTTGCGTCTTCTTCCAGAGTTCAGGGATCCCGAGAAACGCGATGCTCCAATCCTGCACTTCGCTCAGCGCCGTCGTGACGGCTTGTGCTTCGTAAGGCGGGAGACGAAAGATCGGTTCCATGGATCAACCCAATTTCCGGTGATGATGCAATACGCGAAGACGGGCACCGCCAACAGCAGCAGCGAATGAACGGCACCCATGGCGACTACCGATACTTGAGAATCAAGTCGATGACGATCGGCAGGAGGAATTGCGCCAATTGCTCGAGCGCGCTCCAGTCGATACCGAGCCCGACGGCTTGAGCTTGCACGTCGCCCAGCACGACGGCCGCCACTTGCGCGTTCGGCAGCGTGTCGATGATGTCGGCCAACAGCAGCAGCGTCGGCACGACGCCGGTGCGGATCTTCTCGGCGATCGTGCCCGCGTCCTTGTACGCGTCGAGGTATCCCATCAGCACGGGGATCTTCTCGGAATGGCCGAGTAGCCACCGGATGAGACGAACATTGTCCAAGACGCCAAGAGCTTCGGCGGACATGGCAGACTCCCTATTGACCAGTCGGGGCGATTGACAATCGCTAGATGGTCATAGTCTGACCTGAATATCCGGAGATTGTCAATCAGAACGGGGGAGCCACGGTCCGGTATTTCTGCATCACGTGCGCGCAGACGTGACACGCGTCGGCCGTATTGTCGTCGTCGTCCCCCAGGTTTAACCCGTAAAGACGATTGGCCCAGGCGATCATAAGATCCTTCTTCGCCTTGTGGTTTCCGGTCGCGAACTTCTTCAGCGACGTGTTGTGGATCGGCGGCACTTTGATGAGGTTCTTCTTGTCTGATAGCACGATGACGATGCCCTCGTAGCGGGCGTGCTTGATCATGGCCGGGCCGAGATCAAAGCCGCGTTCGTCTTCGCTCGGTGCTTTCTTCCGCACGCCTCGCATGGATCCGCTGAAGGCGGCGACGGAGTTTTCCCAACTGATCGCGCCGACGTCGTATCGCGTGATGATCTCGCGAAGCATGTGATCGAGCGCCGTTTCCGGTTCTTTGCGCAGTTGCTTCGCGCGTTTGGCAAGCTCGAGCGTGCCGCATTCGATGATCTTGTTGGCTCTGCCGACGGCGTAACCAAACTTTCCGCCGAAGTCCAAGCCGAGACAGGTGACAGGTTCGTTGCTCATGTTTCATCCTTGCGAAAGTGCTTTAAGGCTTCTTCGACAGCGGCATCTTTCTCCGCGTCCGTAGCTCCGTTGAACGCCGACGCTATGAGGCCCTTCATCGCCTTGTGTTTTTCGGGCGACAGTGACTTAAACCAGCACGACGAGCACGTTCCGCGCTCGCCTTCGCTGATGCTGTGCAGCACTTGGCCGCACGTGCAGACGTTCCAGATTTCGACGGTTCGCTTCTCGCGCGGAATGTTTAGTTTCATTTCCGTTTCCTCACCGCGTATCGATTGACCACGTGTTTCGTTCCATCTTCAAACTCAATGAGGATCGAGTTGAGCCTGCCGTATGCGAGGACACGGCAGGGTTGCCCGTTGCGCTCCGGCAGCGTTTTGCGGAGTCGCCAGTAGTAGGGATATTCACTCGTCATCTTCCGTATACACTCCCCATTTCGTCGGCCGGTCCGTCATCTGTTCGTGCGTTATCAAAATCTGCGGCAAGCTGAAGTCGACGGCCGGTCCGCACTCGCACGTCGTGTCGCGCGTGTGAAGCTCGAGCTCGGCGACGGGGATGACGTTGACCGCCATGAAACATTCCTTTCCGCTGCGTGGCGACGGTTAATCGCGGCTTCATTGCTTGCACGTCCTTCATGCCCGCGCCTCCGTGGGTTGTAGGGCGGCGGTCACAATGGCCTTGATGTTTTCTACGTCGTCCCTGTCGGCAACGCAGCCACCTTGATTGCGACGTTTCATTCTCGATGCAATCACTTCGATCTTTGCCAACTCCTCCCTCGCCGCCGCAAGCTCGGCGGTCAGGCGGGTGAGTTTCTGTTCGGCTGCAACTGCTCGGCATTCAGCGCAGTAGCCATCGGTGAGCATGTCGCAGTTTGCGGTTGCACAGGCTCCGCACTTGCCACGGTAATTTGCCGCGTAGACGTTTAGCTCGCGGGCCTTAGCCTCCGCCCGCTCCGCCCGCTCGGTGGCGGTGGCGAGTTGGGTGCGAAGGTCGGCAATGTCCTCTTGCTGATACGCAAGCAGTTGCACGATGCCGTGGCGCGTCATCTTGGTGCCGTCGCGCACCGTCGCCGCTAGTTTCGTCGCCACGTCGATCGCCTCGCCGACGTTCATCTTGACCGGCGTCGCTTCGGTGATCGGCTGCGGCTTACGCACGGATCCCGTCTCTGCAGGGTCGCACTCCTTGCACGTGCAGACATTTACAGGGACGAGGCCGTGGTTAATCCCGCGCGGGCTGTTGCAGGTGCATGCGTCGGCGATGCCGGTATCGGGCGGCAGCAATTGCCGACCACAACCACGGCAGCGCGCGAATTCATGGCCGAGCTCGGCGGCCTGCATTTCGTTCTCGCGCGTCGTCGGGGCTTCGATCAGCGTGCAATACTCGGCATACCAGTCATACTCACGGCCGTCGCCACCGCGTACGGTCACAACCTTCCGCACCCGGTTCATGTCCGTGCGGTTCTCGCACGACACGACGATCCCGTCTTGGTTGATCATCGTGTTGCGCAGCTTGGCGTTCTTGGGAAAATGTTCAACTGCATTCGTCATACGTCGCTCCTTCGTTAATCAGGAATGTTGGAATAGTTCTCAAACCGGCAGCGCTCTTCGCGGAACGTGAGGTACACGGTCCCCTTCGGCCCGCCGCGTTGCTTGGCGACGATGACTTCGGCTTTGTCGCCGGCCATCGTCTTCGCGTAGTCGTCCGACGCGTAATACTTTTCGCGATGGAGAAACCAAACCTGATCGGCGTCTTGCTCGATCGCACCCGACTCGCGCAGGTGTTTCATTTTCGGCCGGTTATCCTTCGTCTCTTCCGTTTGCCGGTTGAGTTGGGACAGCAGGAAGATCGGAATCTGAAGCTCACGCGCGAGACGCTTCAGCCGCTTGGTCATGGTCGCGACTTGAACCTCGCGATTCTCCTTCGTGCTTTCGGCTTCGATAATCTGTAGATAGTCAATGATCGCGTAGTCGAGCCCGCCGTGCTTGACGTCCCGCTTCATGCGGCGGCAGACGGCGCCGATGTCGGTCACCGTGCGGCCCGGCGTGTCGTCGATGTAGATCGGCATCTGTGCCATTTGGCTCGACGCTTCGATGATCTTCTTCCGATCGTGCGACGTCAGCAAACCGCCGTTGCTAAGTGAACGGCCGGGAATGCCGGTTGCGCTTTGCAGCATCCGTTGCGCAAGCTCGAGCCGGGACATTTCCAGCGTGATGAAGATCCCGCGCAACGCTCCGAGTCCGCTGGAAAGATTCTCCATCAGGTTCCCGGCAAACGCCGACTTGCCCATGCTCGGACGCGCGGCGATGACGATGACTTGCCCCGGCTTCACCTGAACCAACTCGTCGAGATCGTGATAGCCGGTGAGGATCCGCTTGGCCGGACCGGCGTCGATCATGGTCAGCAACTCGCCCATCAGCGACGCGGCGTCGGTGACTTGATCGGCGGACCGCTCTTCGCTGATTCGCATGATGCGCGACTCGGCCCGTTCGATGACGGACTTCACCGAGTCGTCTTCCTCGCCGGCGAGATCGTACGCGTCGCGTAGGTTCTCCGTCGACGCGTGAATGATTCCGCGCAGTTGGAACTTGTCGCGGATGATCTGGGCGTACCACACTGCGTTGGCCGCCGTCGGCACGCACTCGGCCACGTCGAGCATCATCGACATGCCACCCATCATTTCGAATTCGCCGGCCGTCGTCAGCCGTTCGATGATGAGCGTGGCGTCGACGGTCTTGCTGGCGTTGTGCAACGCCAAGCACACTTCGTACAGACGCCGATACGACGGGCTGTAAAAGTGCTCGGGCTTGAGCACAAGTGCGACGTCGTCGACGACGCGCGGATCCAGCAAGATCGAGCCAATGACGCCCTTCTCGGCCTCGGGCGATTGAGGCGGCGAACGGTCGAAGAGCTTGCCGACTTCGACGACGTCGGCGTTGTTGACGACGTCGGTTCGGCGTTGGTTGCGGCGGCTTCCTTGGGCGGCGGACATGGCTACTCCGTTGGCTTGAAACGATCGGCGAGAGAGTGAACTTCCGGCAGCGCGGACGCGTCGCGGCCGGCACGCAACGCGAATGACGCGTCGGTCAAATCTTGCTCGGAAAGGTCGCCCCACTTGGCGCCGGCGACGATGGTCCGGAAGAGCCCCACGGGGCTACGCTTGCCGAACCGGACGGCACGCAAGGCCGCGGCGACGATGCGGATTCGGCAGTCTTCGGACTCGTCGACGAGCCCGGCTTTGACCGCGTGCGGGATCCACTCGACGACGGCGGAAACGCTCGCGAGATCGTCCCTCCGCAGCTTTTGAAAAACATCAGTCTGACTGACTGAGTTCTGATGTTCTGATATTCTGATTCTCTGACTGTCTGATTCTCTGACTCCAGGGCGCGAGCGCACATCAGGCGTGACACCGTTGTGACATTGCTCTTCCGGCGGCGTCTCCTGCCGGTGTTTTCGCTGTCTTTCTGCGGCGTTTTCGCGGTTTTGGTGCTCGCGTTGCATACGGCGATTCACGAACGTGACAAGCGTTTTGGTTACTTGCACGTCAGCGGCCCCTTTCGCCGCAAGTTCTTTCGCCGCTTCGATTAACTCCTTCGGCGTGCAACGGCAGAGCCGTGCCAACTCGGCCGGCTCGCCGGACATCACGCCCGTGCGTCCCTCGCGGTGCATTTGATTCAAAACGTCGACCCAAACGGCGCGCGTCGGCAGCGAGCATCGCGACAAGGGAATGTCGTTTAGCCAGTCGTCGACGAACCATTGCATGTAGGGCAGGCGTGCGGCCTTGGCCATGGTGCGGGCTTCCTTGCTTACGAGATTGCGTCGCCTTCCTTCACCGCGTCTAGCCGCTTCTGCGCGGCCTTGGCATAGTCCGCGGAGAGCTCGAAGCCCATCGGCTTGCGGCCGAGCTTTTTGGCGACGGCCGGCACGGTACCGCTGCCGCACATCGGATCGAGCACGACGTCGCCGGGGTTCGACGACACGGCGATCATGCGGGCTACCAGTTGTTCCGGTAGCTGATTCGGCGTCTTCGCCTTCTCTTTGAACGTGCCGCAGAGACGCGGGATAAACCACGTGTCATGCTGCGCCGTGAAGCCTTCAGGAAACCACTGCGGCCGCAGGATCCAAACGTCGTCGGGGCAACGGCCTTCCTTGGCGGCGCGCTTGTCGCCGTAGACCAACGTGCGGGCGGACGGAACGGCGACGTCGGAGAAGTTGAAGACGTGTTTCTTTGGGTTCTTCACGAAGTGCAGGCAGTGAGCGTGCGACCGCGTAAATTTGGTCTTCATGTGCTGGCCGAACGTGTAATGCCAGATGACCCAATTGCGCAGGTGCAGGCCGCGACTGCGCGCGATAATCTGCAGGTCGGCCGCCCACTCGTCGCCGATGATCAGCCACATGGCGCCGTCGGGCTTGAGCGCCCGAGCGCAATCACCGATCCACTGGTTGCACCAAAAGCGATACTCTTCCGCCGTCATATCGTCTTTGTGACGGTCGTACTCGTAGCCGATGTTGTACGGCGGATCGATGATCGCAAGATCGACGAACTCATGTCCGTTCGTGCCGTAGTTGGGGAAGATTCCCTGACAGTTGCCGCGATGGATGCGATACGGCGTTTCGGGTTGAGGCGTTGCTTTCTTCTTGGCCACGGGCGGCGGTTCCTTTCCGGGTTTGAACTTCGTTCCTTCGACGTAGTAAGTGATGGCGAGCTTGCGTTCGTTCGGCGTGAACGGCTTCAGGCCGGCGGCGACACGATCTGCGTCGGCTTGCTCGAGCAGGGCCACGGCTGCGGCGTATTCGGGGTTGCGTTGCTTCGTCACTTGGCGTTCTCCGTCGGCATCTGACGCACGCGGCCGTCCGCTTCGACGATCTTCCGCATGCCGGCGCGGAACTCGTTGGCCCCGCCCATCGACGGATGCCGAACGTGGCCGGAATAGAAAACGCCAAGATGCGAAAGCGTGTCACGGGCCTTGGTGCCGACCGCGATAACGACCGCGCCGACGAAGTGATCGACGACGGCCTTGAGGACGGGCAGACCGGCACGAAGCTCGGACGCCGTCGGCGTGCGGTTGCTGCGCAGGTCGCCCGGTTTATGCGGGTGCCAACCGAACGCGTTCCACATGACGACTTCAGCGGCAATGCCGAGATCGTGCAGCGTGCCCCACACCACGGTTGCCGACGGTTCGCTCCACGGCTTGTCGCGCGTCGTGAATCGGTTCCACCGAAGATCAGGAACCTTGCCGTCGACCATCAGCCGCTCATTGGTGAACGCAACGCCGCTGAAGTGACAGCCCTGGTAGCCGGGCGCTTCGCCGATCAACAGAAACCGCGGCTTACGCTGGAAGTGCAGGGACAAGCGGGCACAACGGCCGACGGGACCGCCGCCGTTTGGACCGGTGACGTCGAGCTCGTCGTAGTCGCGCCACGGATTGAAGACGTTCGGCAGACTCACGGAGCGAATCGCCAGCATCAGGTCGGTGATTGAAGACTTCTCGGCCATTACGAAAGCCCCTCCGGAAAGAGCACGACAGTCGGACGCACGACGCCGCCGCCTCGCTCGATAACGCCGGCCGTGCTGAGCGGGCCGATCGAGTTGGAGAAATACCCGCCGGTGTGATCGATGCCGACGAGTTCGCCGATCTGCTCGACGGTGAGCGATTCCCCGCCAGCGTCGATGACCGCTTCCAGAATCGCGATCGACTTGCCGTTCGCCGACTTCATCTTGAGGATGCGGCGCTTGAGCACTTCGTGGTACTCGGCCAGCGTGCCGACGTCGTCGAGCGGATTGGCCACGGCTTGACCGGCTTCAGTCAGTGCCATCGTGCCGTTGTTGCGAGTAATAAGGCCGCCGGTAACCAACGGGCCGACGGTGTTCGAGAAGTAGCCGCCGGTCGGGTCGATCAACGCCACGGCGCCGATCTGCGTCAGCGTCGGGTTGCGGTTGCCGAGCGATTCGTACCACGCCAGCGCGTCGATGATGCGCTGTTGGGCCTTGCTCAGGCCGTCCGCAGACTTCGCAGCTTGCCGATGTTCCTTGGAATAATTCGGAGCGGTTTTCGGAATCGGCGGCGCAACACGTGGAGCGGCAACGGGCTTGGCTTGCGCGGGCGGCGGCGACTTACCAACGGCGGCAAGGTTGCGCACGGCCCCGGCAGCGTTCAGCAACTCGTCTCGCTTCTCGGTGAACTTACCGACCACTTCGCCGACGCGATTCACGAGCAATGCCACGCCGTCGGCGAGCGACTCCAACCGACGAATCTGCACGTCTTTGACGACGAGTTTCTCGACGATCTTGGTTTCGACCTTCGCCGGCGCCGCAGCAGGCTTGGCCGCGAGCTGCTTTTCCAACTCGGCGATACGTGCCTTCAGCGTCTTCGGATCGTCGGCCTTCTTCTTCTCGATCGACGCTTTGATTTCTGCCGACAGCTTGGCCAGGTCGACGGCCGCCGCGGACTTCGGAGCTTTGCGGCGCTCGCCCGGTTCCGGCGTCCGGCTGCTATCGAACGTCCGTTTCGCACGGAACTTGTGCCGCTCGAACGCCTTCAGGAATTGCGGCGACCAGACCCAACATTCGCCGTCGTCGAGCGTCGGCAGCGTGCCGTAGAACTTCGCGGCCTCTTCTTTGGAGCCGAATAGATCGGTCCAGGCCTTCATCGCGTCGACGGCCCGCTTCCCCGTCATGCGGTGGCAGAGCACGACGTCGGCTTCCTCAATGGCCGCCTTGGCGATCGACTGCGGCCGTTGCGTGATCATCGTCATCGACAGGCCGCGACTGCGCCCCTTAGTGACGATCGTCTTGGCCGCGCCGATCAGCGTCTCTTGCCCGCGGGACTGCTCTTGTGGGACGAACATATCGGCTTCGTCCATGATCAGGTGCAGATTCGTTTTCTCCGTGGCCTTCAGGCGGAAGAGCTTCAGCAGCAAGGCGGCGACGAACCGATCTTGCTCCGCGTTCGCCGCGAAGCCGCTCATGTCGAGAATGACGGATTGCCCGCTCCGGACGATGTAATCCGCGACGACTTCGCCCGACGTCGGTTCCAGCGGCGCGTCGCCGTGCTCGCCGCCGAGAATGACGATCGGAAACCCGCCGGCCCCGCCCTCGCGATCGTGGCGCAGGCCGAACCAAACGCCGAGCGGATCCAGAATCACGACGTGCGTACCGGCGTCGAGCATTTCTTCGGCCAGCACGCCGGCGTTGTGCGTCTTGCCGCTCCCCTTGGTGCCTGCGACGAAGATCGTACGCGCGGCAATGTTCGACGGGACCGACAGGTGAGGGGCTAGTTTGAGGTTCGACATTGGGCGTTCTCGGGCGGGTGGTTATTGAGAAGGGATCTATCCGCCGCTGGCTTCAAGATTGTCGACGAGCGTTCGCAGTTGTTCGCCGATCAAAGCCAAGTGAGGCGCTTCACCTGATTGGACGAAGTCCGCATAAGCACGGGCGGCAGCACGGCACGCGGCGACGTGCGCGAGGTCGCGACCGAAGCCGTCGAGGCGCAAAACAAAGTAGGTGGCCATCGGATCGCACGGCTCGCCGTTCGGCTTGGACACGACGTAGCGTTTATGCAGGTCGTTGGGATTGACTTCGATCGGAGGAATGGCTGACATGCTTCGTTCCTTGGAAGAGTGAGATAAGAAAACCTGCGGGCCGCGTGAACGACCCGCAGGTGCCGCTTCCACACCCGCAACGACGACGGGTAGTGCGTCCCGGCCACAGAAGAAAAAGGCCGGGGCGTGTGGTTCCTACTTGGACAATTCGCCGGCTTCGTCGGCAGACATTTCCGTCGCGGCGGCCGCGGTGCCTTCGGCCTTCACGTCATTGGCGGCCGGACCTTGCACGTTGGCCGGCGGACCGGACGGCGACGAACCGCCGAAGAACGACGGCTTGAGCTCGATGTCGTGCTGCAGGGCTTCCGGACCGCTGCCGCCTTCGATTTCGATTTGCGCAACTTCGACCGCGTGCCCGGCCTCGCGCAGCTTGTTCACGAACTGATGCGCCATCTTGTCGGCGTCCGTGCGGTTGTCCGCGTTGTGGTGAGCACCTACGCCGACGATGACGATTCCGAAACGACCCATGATGAAAACTCCGAAAGAGTGAAGAGAAACAAACCAACGAGCTCGGCGGGATTCGAACCCACACCCGTCCCGCCATCCGGCGCGACGGTCTGCCAATTGAGTTACGAGCCCGAGGCGACTATTCGTCGCCGCTTTCATCAGCCGGATCCGGATCAACGTCGTCATCGTCGTCGTCGTCGCCGGCTTTCACCGTGTCGACTTGCTCGATGATCAGACCGGCGGCCTTCTTCGCGAACCGATCCAGCGCACCCTCTTCGATCTCCTTCATGTTGAGATTGAGAGTGACGCCCAGCGTCTTATCCGTGACGCTGACGCTCGACGTTTGAAACACGCCGACGACTTCGTAATTCGAGTCGTCCATGTTCTCGAGCGTTTGCTGACGAGGCGCGTCGGTCGCAGCCACGTTGCCCAGCTTGAGCCGTCCCGTGATGCGACGGCCGACGAGGCATTCTTCCATCCGCTGCAGCGAGCAGAACTGGCGATCGATCTTCACGCCGACGCTGACGGTCTTGTCCCCGATCGACACGTTGCCGCACTTCACGGGAAACTGAACGAGCACCTTTCCGGCGGGCCTCCTGCCCGTCTTCTTCTTCGCGGGCTTCTTGCCAGCCTTCTTCTTCGTGGCAGTCGTCATGCGAACTACCTCCTTGGGAATTGCCGACCGCGTGAACGCTCCGCGCGTTCAAGTCGGGCAGCGGGGTTGAACGTGCTGTAGTCGCCGCCTTCGTC